CACCAGCATATTTGCGAGTTCTACCACCACAACGCAAACCTTGTTGAATAGTAGTTAAAGGATTTTGAATTTGAGTTTTATCATTAGATGTAAAAGTTACTTCTTGTCCCGTAGTAGAACCCAGACTATTATTCCGTTGAATATCATAAATAGGAACAAGGCTATTAACAATTTGACCACCATCATAATATCTTCTAATTTTACCGCCACAACGTGCTTCAATAGGTTCAGCTTCCATACCAGATTCAGCTTTTATACTTTCTTGAAGATTATAGAGTTGTGCAAGTTCATTTTGAATTACAGCAATTTGTGCGTTAGTTCTTTGAAGATCAGCATTAGCTTTCTCAGCGTTACGACCATTAGTATTACGATCAATTGCATAAGTACTACGATCAGTTAGAGAAAGCATTCTACCAAGCATCATAGATTTAACCGGAAGAGAACTTTCAAGATAACCTTTATGTTTCATAAGAGGTTTAGCAAGATCAGCAAATGTAGTTCCATTATACTTTAAAGTATCAGAGAATACATAAGCATTATCTGCATCAGTCATAAGAGCTTCACCACCTTCTACTTCTGCATTAGGTCCATAAGAAACACCACCTTGTTCATGAGAAGGACCATTAACTTCTGCGGTATTAGAAGATGTTTCTTCAATCATACCACCATCAGCATAATGTTTAGCTTTACCACCGCAACGTTTACGTTTAAGTTTTCCACCACAACGAGCGGCAATTCTACCAAAAGCAGAACTAGGATCAACATCACCAAATGGAGTACCTTGAACAGTAGGTTGAACTAAGTCACTACCGAAGCTAGCATCATCTTGATAACCAGTAACACCTGTAATATTAGAATCATCATATATATCAAGAACACCTTCTTGTTGAGCAGTGTTGGATAATTTAAGTTCATCTTGAAGAATACGTTCATTGCCTGCAACAATCTGACGTTGCCTATCAGCTTCTTCAGCAGCTTTTTTAGCCTTACGTTTCTTACGACGACCTCCAAACAGTCCAACAATACCACCAATAATAGCACCTGCCGCCATACCAATAGGACCTGCCCAAGCTCCAAGAGTTGTACCAGCTAACGCAGAAGATCCAGCAGCTGCTGCAGCAGTAACTCCAGCTCCAAGTCCACCACCAATAGTAGCACCGGTACTTAGACCAGACATTGTAGAAGCTCCTTGAATACCTTTCTCAACTCCATAACTATGACCTTGAACATCCCCGAATCTATCTCTAAATGCAACTTCACCTCCACCAGCGTATCTACGTCGACGAGGGGAAGCTTTAAGAGTTGAAATGTTTTTAATCATACCACCATTATTAAATTCAGATTTAAATAAGAAGTTAGCACGACTTCTAAGCGTTTTAGTTGTAGAATCATCAACAGTAAAATCCGGTTTTTGATTCTTCATAAAGTAAACAGAAGCATCTTCAGCCGACATAGCATTGACTTTATCTGTACTAAATTTACTATCTTTAGAAGGTAAATAAGTATCAAGATAATAATCAAATTGAGATTCTAAACTATCTTTACGTTTATTAGCTTTAAGATAAGATTGATAACTACCATAAGTATAATTAGGATCTTCAACCCAATTAGTTTTAGGTTTACCTTTATCTTTCTTATCATCCCATTTACGTAGATTCTCAAAACTAAATAAACCATGATTAACAATTCTATTATCACCTTTAGCAGTAGCTCTTTGAGTTTTATTAAATGAAAATAGATCATCAATCGAATCATTTAACGTCTCACCATAAACCATAGACATTAAACCAGTAGCGGCTGCATGATTAAGACCACGCTTCTTAGCATATTTGTAAAAATCACGCATACGTTTAATAACACCATCATCAGCTAGTTGTTGAGGTGTAAAGACTTTAGTATTGTAACCTTTAGTACCAACACCAGTCTCTGCTATATACTTAACAATTTCACGAGCAGGTGCACCGACTTGATAAAGAGAATCAATCTTATGAATCTCAGGACGACCTATAAGACCTTTAGTATTACTCTCTTTATCAAGAGCTTGAATAGCTAAACCTAGAGATCTATTATTAATATCTTTACTTTGATGATACTTAGTAAAAATATCAATAAGAAGACGTCTAGCTTGAGCATCATCAGCGATCTTAGTACGTTTATATTTATTTGGCATACTAATAGTATTTGCAGAGTGTTGCTCCTTACCACAAGCTCTTTCCCTACCGGGGTCTGGAGATCGTTAAAGAGCAACACTAATTATAAACGAGTATCTTTATCAATCATAACTTCAATATTAGTAAGTCTTAAATCAAGTTGAGTAGCATCAGGATATTTAGTAATATCATCTACATAATCATCAGCTTCTTGACTAAAGAACTTATTCTCATATATCATAGTTATATAAGTCCAAGCATTATGGAACTTAGCAATATCATACCAAGGCTTTTGATATTTAGCTGAAAGTTCAATAAGAGTATCAATAGCATCTTTATCCATAAAATTAATAAGATTAGGATTAGGATTCCATTGACCATGATCATTTTCAACGAAGTCTTCAATACGATTCCAAAGATAACGACCAGCTTTATATTTAAGAGTTTCATTATCCCACCAAATAGGACTAACACTCATAGGCATAAGACCTGTACATTGAACATCAGTATGAAACATCAACCAATCAATAGTTTTATTATAGAGATAACGTATATTATTTTCATTATTCATAAGACCATTAATAAGCTGACTACGCCATTCAATATGCTTAAAGAGTTTACTTATAGTAGGCTCGGTAGCATAAATGAATTGAACAACACTAGGATGAATAACATCATCAAAGTAAATACCTTTATTCTTAGCATCAGTTTTAAAAAGAGAACCTTTAGTTATATAGAAGATTCCATGCCGGTTAATGTATGAATAATCTCCGATATACGAGTGAAAAGACGTCCATAAGTTAGTCTTTAATGAGTAGGAGATAGAATAAGACTTATACAAGTCAATAGCACCGTTTTTATCTATAATCTTATTAGTGAATATAAATCTTTGGTGCATTTCATCGTATGTAAAGAAACAACCACTATGCGACAATGGATTAGTAGCATTAGCGTAAATATGCTCTTTAAACCATTCTTTGAAGCCCAAATCAGACAACTCACTTACGCTTTGGTCGTTCTTAACAAGATAAATCTCACCTTTTTCGACATCACAAACAAGATAACCACGATGCGTAATAATAGCACTAAAACGATTGTTACAACCAATTTTACCAGTAGTACTATAAATAATTTCTTTAGGTTCACGTTGAAATAAATCAGAAGTACCTACATAAGTTGTATTTTCATCATTGTTACCTAGAGTATCTTTAATGGCAGCTACAAGTAATGTATATTGTTGCTGAATATATAAAGCAATATCATCAGATAGAACATTCTCAATAGCACCCTTTTGAATTGAAACATCTTTATAAGCATCAGCTTTATATCGACGCCAACCAATATCAGTAGATTCACTAGGATTAACATCTGAACGTATAATGCGAGAAGGAAAAGTTTTAATATCGTCAATCTTTTTAATAATAACAGCGTCTTTAAAACCATCCCAATTCATAGAAGTCTCATAACACTTACCATCCTCAGTATTCCAAAAGTTATCAATAGGATAACTAACATGACCTAAGTTATCAGCTTCTTGATAGTAATTATTCTTAGGAGCCCAACGAATAGCTTTCTCAATATCATTCTCAGCAGTATTAGAAATATTACGTTCGAATATCTTATAAGCACTACTATTAACTCCAAGTCCATCATGACGACATTGAAGATTCATACGACTAAATATGAAATAACTAATAATAATTCTATGACAATTAGCAATAGTAGCACCAGCTCCTTCATGTTGAAAACCTGCGGCAGGAGCAACACAACGTTGAGTTATAAATGCAACAAAAGTATCACCTTTAAGATATTGAGCTTTTGTAATAGCAGTATATGTTACAGGATGATATTCAACTCTAACAATAGGAGATATACAAGAAAGATTCTGAGCATAAACATCAATAGTTTTGAATATATCATCTGCATTACGATCATGATAATAACAATCTATAATAGCACGATTATTCTCAATAATAGAATACCATTGAAATCTTGCAACAGTTCTATCATCTCCATGACTATTTGGATTATCATCACCTTTCCACTCACCAGCAGCAGAATAATCTTTACATATTTTGTTATATTCAAATCCGGGATCTAGTAAGTCACCATTCCCATAAGTAATAGTAACACGTTGATAACTCTTATTATTCCATTCATTTGGATAGTATTTACTATCAAACATAGCGTTATCATCGAGACCATCATTTTTACTAAATTTATAACTAGAATCAGCAGCTATATTTGAAACAGCTGAATTATTATTAGCAATAAATTCAGGTTTAATAGTAGGTCCATTAAGTCTACCATTAACAATAAGTGAATCAGAAAGAAGAACTGATTGAATCAAATCACCACCTTCATCCCATAAATCAGAACCATCTCCTTTTTCATTTTTAGTATCATTTTTCTGACGATTGAAACAATGCCTCCAAGTCATACGTTCATAAGCACTACGAACGCTATAAGCTTTAACTTGTGGCATAGTCTTCTTTTCAATCAGATATTCAAGAGGATATAATCTATATCTATCACGAGAAGCAAAAGCTCCTTTATAGTTATTACCAACTACATTAGAATAAGCTAAATCTCGAACAACAAGTGACTGACAACACCAATTACTATTAGAACTATTAGGTTGAGCCATGTAAACAACCCATGATTTAATTTGTTTACGAGCAACAACTCCAACTTCTTCAAGACCATCAGCTGTTTCAATTTTAGTAGTATCTTTAAATAGTTTAGAAAAGAAATCAGTAGGATCGAATTTAAATCTAAACATACGGTGTTTAACAGCACCATCACTACCAGTCATATTAAAGTTAGAAGTCTTGAAGTAATAGCTACTCTTTTGAGTATTATAAATAGGATAAACATTAATAAGTTTACCTTTATAATCAATAAGACCTAAATATAAGAAATAGTATTCATTATCTTTGATACAAGTATCATTAGAAAGATCTTTCTTTTCAAAGTCACCTTTATCGCCAACAGATTTGAATAATTCTTCTTTAATTTTAATATTACCAGTACCATTAAGACCATTAGCAGTACATAGATTTTTATCTTTGATATGCTTATTAAGACCGGTAATATCATTCATACTAACATTAGCACGAATAAGCTGTGAATTAAAATTAGTATGAGCTTGATCTTTAATATATGAAATATTACCAATTACAATATCATTAAGAGTAACTGTGTTTAAACTATTGATACCACTAATATAAACAGTTGTACTATTTTTACCTTTAATATCAATATTTTCATATTCATAAGCTTTCTCTTCATCCTCACCTTTATAGATAATACCAAGTTTACATTCATCAAACTGAGAATCTATATTAGTAATATCAATTTGAAACTTACGAGAAGTAAGCTGACCAGCTTTAATACTTTCATTGTATTTAGGTGCAGCAAAGTATGTAGGAGATAACAGAGAATAATCAGTATAATCTCCGGTTTTAAGTTTATATGCAACAGCAAATTGATATGAACCTGCAAGTAAACCACCCCCATCAATAGACTGAACTGTTAATGTAGGATATTCAACATCAGGTATAAGATTCAATAGTTTCTCTTTAGTTAAATCAGTACCTAAGCTATAAATAGTCGTAGTATCATCAGAATAGTCTTTTGCGAGATTATGGTCATCACAAAAGGTATTAAGATTCATCAAACGAGTTTCATTAGCAGCAGTCGAATTACCTTCTGTAAAAGTAATAATCAGATGATTATTTTTATTATAAGAATAAGCACCAGTGATAGGACGATCTTCACTGAAATTTAAAACTGTACTATCGCCAACTAGAGGAGCTTTATAAATAACATCTGAATACTTTATATCACCTTCAATAGTTTCATCACTATGCCATATAATGTAATCTCCGTCAGGTACACTAGGATTAGTACCGTTTCTATTAACGAAAAAAAGCACCACTCCAACGGGAATCGGAATGGTGCCAATACACTGACCATAATCAGAATAATCATGATGTTTCTCAAATCCATTTTCATTGATAAGAGTCTCACCATCCTCGTTATATAGAACATTAAGTGCATAAGACTTAGTATCACTATTGACTAATGACGGATTCGCGTTAGGGTAAAGACCTGCGTTTACTTTCATAACCGTTCACATAATGATTTTTCATATTTAAGAAGTTTAATAACGACCTACTACAATCATCACGTTTATCTTTAGTAAGCCTATTACAAGCATTGCGAACTTTAATTTTAGCATTATCGTAAGCAAGTGCCGGATTAGTATAAGGATTACTATCTCTAAGATTTAAAACAGGATGCCTGTAATTACGTTGAAGAATACGCATCATAACAAAGTTCTTTAGAGCATCAATAAGAACATCATTATTAGGTATAAGAGGAACATTGATTTTAAGAATCTCGTCAAGTGTCATTGGCAACCCGTGAAATAAGACACCTAGCGTGCCTTTTCTGACATTCAAATGCAAATACGACCCATTAATCGAATACGTATATAAACTGCCGGAAATCGTCTGTATGAAGTCAAAAACGACATTCTCTGTAAGGTTTACTCCTATCGGGAATGAAACGGCGAGCGGTATATAATTTCCATCATCATGCTCAAATGGAGCAGGATTAGTAGTAAAATCCGCACGTTTGCCATTAATTGTAACAAGACGTATATTCTCACAACCCTCTGGAATCTCACAACGATACTCATCAAAATCGATAATTTTACCAATATTAATAAGATGCTGTTGAATATTTAAATCAGCAAGAGCTTCACATATCCAAGTAGGAATACGAGTCATAAAGTCCATAGAATGAACATCATAATCTTCTATAATCCTATGAATAACAACACTAGAACTAATCAAGTTTTGGTCTAATGTATTCATCTACTTCATTGTTTTTAATACGTTCTCTTTTGCTTTTAGTAGGCGGATACCTATCCATAATAGTTTTATCATGTTCAATCATGTATTTGAGTTTAGCATCAAATGCAAGATTATCCGCTTTAATAACTTCTTCTATAGATTTATGCCTAAGCACCTTATCGCTAGTCATAATGTTTACATGACAATGATTAGGTTTAAATTTATAGAATATTTGATTAGGTACAACATCAACACCCATATTATGACGTATCCATTTACAGAACCAATAATACGGATTATCAGATTTAACGTGCCAATTCTTACCATAAGGATTAAGAAAACTCTTAACTTCGATACCAGCAGCAATCATCTCATCCCTAAGACGAAATGAAGCAGCCCAATCAACAGATTCTCTAGCAACAGCACGTTGAACTTGAAACTTACCAATGTAAGTACCTAAAGAAACACTATCACCACGAATAAGATTCTCAATTAGAGACTTATTAAGACCTCTTTGTATTTGATTAAATATCGGATAAGGAATACGACACATCCAATCGTAATATCTAATAATAGCAAGAAGTTTAGGAATACGAATAGTAGATAGATAAACAAAACGATTGAACGTAATACGAAGAGATACTGCTTTAGCTTCGTCACTCCAATTAAGTTTACGTAAGAGCTTAACACCTTTAACTCGTTTACCTAAAATAAGATCATCAATAATCTCTTTAGTTATTCCATTCAATTCAAGAAGATTCAGATTAGCATAACAGATATTAGCTAGATTGTTACGTCTAACATAAATGTTATGAAGATCAGTACTTAATTTCTCGATAGTGTTGTAACATTGTTCGAGATAGTCGTGGTAATAGTGCATGGATTCCATATAGTTTATTCTACTTTATTATGGATTAAACGTTGAGTACCATTAGGATCATTAGGAGCATAAGTTGCATCACTAATAATCTTAACTTCGTGTTCTGTAGGCTTAATACCAAATTCAGTTCTAAGAACCTCATAAGTTATACGTTCTATCATATCAGCTGGAAGAGGAAGTTCAATATCTTGACCATCATCTTCCATATACATAGTGATAACCTCAGCAGGATTTTCAGCTACATACACGATTGTTACAAACTTATAATTTTTAGCATCAATCTCAAAGTTTTTGAGAGTATTTTTGATAATAATTTTAAGTTTACCATTAATGATTTGATACACTCCCCAAACCCCAGTAGGGGAATAGACTGTGGTAAGGAGCGGAACTACGCTATTATTAGCGTACTTATATGTAATAAGACTCCCATCATCATGTTGAGTATAAACATGAAGAAAAGGTGCATCATTAGGCATACGTAAAGGTGTAGGAACTCGATGCTCAGTAGTAAGAACCATATCTTTAGCACCAATTCCCGCATATGTGTTTTCTATATCGGTAAGCGGAACGCAGATAAGAGGAACATTAAAGCTAACTTTAAGCACCTCATCTACACCATTGCGCTCAATACTCTGACGAATAAAAGTAGCAAAGAGTGCCTTACAAGCATCTTTAGCTCTCTCTTGAATGCTATGATCACCGGGCTTACCTAATATATTAGAAATCTTACTTCCTAATTGATTAAGTGTTGCCATAATAATACATTAAACAATTCGCCAAGATTTATTAGTAGTAATACCAAGCTCCTTAGTTTCACCTCTAGGGATAAATTTAAGAAGATTAGTAGACAATTCAAGTTCAGGAGTATTAGAACTACCTATGATCATAATAGGACGATTCTTAACTGGAACAACCCCGTGCCACGGACCAGCATTAGTATACCGGTTAGTAACTCTAATAACGTTCTTTTGATTTTTGAAACCTCTACCACACCTTGATGGCAGACTAGTTCTTGCGTAAATAACAGTCATGGTATTTTAGTTTTTAATGGTATCTTCTGTCGCATCTATAACCATAGTCATATTGCGAGAAATACGATTGTGATTTTTCCAGAATGTTTGCATCATTTCAGCGTCAGGTTCAAAGTCAAGCTCGAACTCAGCACTAAGAAAGCCAATAGGCATATCAGTTTTCAAGTCACGAATAAGAATGCTAATAGCAGTATTACATCCACGTGAACGAAGATCCCCAACATACATATTAGAATGATACCTTGTCAAAGCACTCATACGGAAAATGTACTTACTATCTCTGTATAAGCGTAGAATAGTATAAGGCATAATAGAAGTAAGAACATTCTTATAACGATTCTTATAAGGATCTGTAATACTAATATCGTAATCTTCTGCGATAACAGTAAACTTATCCATATTAATACCATTACAGAACTTACCACCATTATGAAAGTATGCAACGTAAACACCTTTAGCATTAAGAGATTCTCTAATGTTTGAGGCTATTTTATCGAGTTGCATCCAACATTCTGCTTTAGATGTAAGAAGATTAGTAACAACCTTACGTCTCTTCTTAGCAATCCATTCTTTTACGAAGACAACACCAATAGATGAAACAATAACACCAATCAAGTTCAATATAGCAATAAAAATACCACTCATTACACAACGTGTTTTATAATTCATACTTGCGTGTTTGAATAAGTTGCCATAAACAAAAAAATCCGACTACCAGTGGAACCAGTAGTCGGATTAGGAATAATTAAAATTGCCTTGATATAAATAACACCTGCGACCAAAACTAATTAGATGAATCTCTGCCAAGGCACTTCATCGTCTTGAGCTTTAATATCAGCTAACCATCTTTGGAAAGCAATACCTTCGTAACCGTCGGGATCACTAATGTAAAGATAAGCATACATAGCACATTCATGATGTTCGGTAAACAAACGACCATAGAAATCTGCGTAAGCCATATTCATTACATACATAACATCATACCAGTTAGCATTATGGAGATCATTCATCTTGTATTTGTGCCAAATAGATTTGACTTCATCAAGACTATAATGGTGAGTAGTACCATTACGATTCTCCATACGTTCAACAACCCATTCACATAGGTCTTTAGTAAAATGTTTTCCGTAGAGTTCTTTATACTTTCGACAATCCCTCTTTCTTACATCTTCACTTTCGTGTGGCATATCACTATGCTCATGCGGGTCTTTCATCATGACTTACATTATTTTTAAGAGAGTTATCAATTTCACGTTTAAGATTTTGAAAAGCAGTAGCTTCGAACTCAAAACCAAATAGATTCACAGAACCTTTAGCAGTAGCTTTAGAAATAGCTGCATCAAGATAGCTATTAACTACTTTAGGAATCTGCTCATCAGGTATAAACTTAGATAACTTAGCCAACTGAGGCTTAATAATATAATCAAGTGTAGGCTCTATAATAAAATCTAATTCATTCAGAAGATTATAAGTAGAAAGATCTAAACCAAAAACACTACCCATAAACTTTCCGATACCAGAAGTAACAGGAATCTTAATCCCACCTCCAATAGTTTTAACGATTGGTGTTAGCCATTTACCAACAGCTACTGCAACAAGTTCTGCGTTAGTCATACCACTTCAAGATTAAGCGTTTGCTGTAGAAGTGATAGGAGCATTAGGATCAGGTACAGCCGGACCAGCAGTACGAGCCGCTAACTCAACAACCGGACAAATCTCCGCAGCATTGATCTTTTTGATGTACTTAACGAAATTGCAATTTGCATAATCGAAAATACGTTCATCAGCAGATTCTCTACGTTCAGCTTCAATAGCAATAGCAGCTTTGAAATCGTGACGAACATCACTGAACTCACGAGCGACTTCTTTCTTGAAGTTTTCAATATCCTGTTTGTTAAGTGCAGATTCCTTATCCAAACGAGCAAGAGTTTCAAATATAATCTTGTCGTTAGCTTGACGAGTTTCACGTTCTTCTTTGATTAAAGCTAAAGCTTCTTTAAACGTATTTATACCTACATTATCGGCATAACGTTCAGACTTCTCTTTAGCAAGTTCAGCCATAAGACCAGAAACTAATTGAGTTTCAGCAACAGCAGTAGCTCCGGCAGCAACCGAACCATTACCGTTACCTAACCAATTTCTCAATCCAAGTCCTGCAAAAGCAGCAAGACCTAAAGAACCTGCAACAGTGTTGTAGTTAATTTGTCCTTTCGGAACTTTAACACCAGTTTCGTTTTCAGTATTCATAGCATTAATTTGTTTTAATGCACCTCGACATTGAGATGCACAACAAATATATTACTATTAGTGCTGATAACAATGAAATGATTTATAACATGAACATTAATACTTAATAGTTGAACATTATATTCAACGTTTATTCTTAGCGATAGCTTCGTCAATCTTTGCATTAATAGAGGGAACACTAATGTAATTCATAAAAGTTACATAACCAATATGATATACGTCAGCAATTTTGTTCTTCCAAATCCAACGATAACTTCTATCATCATTGATATAAGTTTTAGCAATCTCTTGAATATCTCTAATTAATAAGAGTGTATTCAAATTAGTATAAGTCACAGGTGTCATACCTAAAGGAATTTAAATCATTAATAGAACGCTTAGTCGATGATTTAAGCGAGCAATGATTTTCCTTGATATGACAAAAGGGAGTACTACGCAATTTAGCAGTAGCACTCCTTTAGTCCGCGATCATACGCTTTTAGAATCAGCAAAATGCCGTTTTATAGCTTTGAGTATAGGTTTGATAATTAAATCATACCCAAAGGTACATATCAGAAAAGATAGCAGCACCGTTTCCAGTGAAGCATCTAATTTGTATAAGTAAAGCCCCATAGTTGCAATACCTACGATTAAGCTAACAAGAGACTTGAAGTATCTCGGTAGTTTCTTTTTAGTAATCTTAGTGATAATCTCATTAATGCCATAAGTAGTTAAAAGCACAATGGCAATAAACGCAAAACTTATAGAATTAAAAAGATTAAAAATAATTGTTTCTTCCACAGTTTAAATATCTGTATATACAACAAAAGGTCTAATAGGCACTTTAGCACCTATCAGACCCATAATCAAATCAACAGACGACTTACGAAATAGTCCAAGCGGTATTCGTAGTAATCGTTATCTGTTTAGTTTCTCCCGCAGCAGCGAAAGTCAATGCAGTCGGAAATACAGTCAAAGTAGCATCACCGGCAGCTTGAGTTACAGTGTATTTATGACCATTTACGGTAATATTACCGGTACGAGTGTTAACCGTCGGGTTAGCAGCAGCGGTAAACGTAATTTCGAAAGCGTAAACATTATTTGCTCCCGGATCATCTTCAATCTCAGCACCAGAATTATATGCTTTCTCATTTACGACCAATTTACCGGCAGTCAACCAAGAAGAAGCGTCAGAATCAACAGCAAACGTGATAGAAGCTAAATTGGAATTACCAGTGAACTTCTTAGCTTCACCGGTTTTAACGAAAGCCAACGATTGAGTAGTAACATCCCAAATCGTAGAACCTTCCTGCTGCAAAGTAACGTCTTCAGTCAAATCTTCAACAGCAACGGTAATCAAACCAGAACGCCCGTTACGACCTTTATAAACCGGAGCAGTAACATCTACTTGAGAGTTACCAGTTCCCTCAACAGCACTTAAAGTGATCCAACTCGGTTTAGCTTTCAAAGCATATCCGGCGCGCATAACAGGTGCACCAACTCCATCAACCAAACCCCCAATTTCAACGGCAGTTGCTCTTTCATTCAAAGCAGAATCTTTAACCATAACAGTAATAATTTAATTATTCGTAAAAAAGTTTGAAGTTCCGCACGTCCCACAAGCTATTCCCCTACTGGGGTCTGCAAAGCGTAGCGGAACATTTAAAAGTTTAAGAAACAGTCCAATTAACATTAGAAGTTACTTTGACAGTTTGTGTACCACCCGCGGCTTCAAACGTTAAACTAGTTTTATCAAGATTCAAATAAGGATCTTGTTCAAACGTTGCAGTATAAGTAGCATTTCCAGTAACAGTAACAGTTCTGCTAGCATTCGTATTACCGTCACTCCATTTAACAAAGTGATAACCGGCAGACGGTGTAGCCTTTAATGTAGCAGTTGCACCATAATTGTAAGTACCACCTCCACTAACAGTACCACCTGTACCCGCAGTTACAGTTAGTGTATAACTGTTAATTTGCCATACAGCATAGTAAGTAACATTACCAGTAACTTTGGTAGTTGTGCTTACATTAACAGAACCATTAGCTGAAGTAGACCATCCCTTGAAAGTATATCCAGTTCTTGTAGCAGTAGGAAGAGTTCCTAAAGCATCATTGTAATGGAATGAACTACTAGACTTACTAGGAGTACCACCATTACCATTCCAAGTAACTGTATAATTCTTATAAGTTGCAGTCCATCTAGCGTACCAAGTCTTATTAGAAGTAACCTTAGTTGTCGTAGTTAATTGAGTACCACCAGTAGCAGCAGCAGTATCGAACCAACCTACGAATGCATACGTATAAGTATTATCCGCAGCTCTTGAACAAGTAGGTAATGTTCCAATAGCTTCATTATAATTCTTAGTTATAGATGAAGAAGAAGGAGTACTACCACCATTAGCGTTAAATGTAAAGGTGTACCTATTAACAGCTCTGGTCACATAAGCATAATAAGTAGCAGCACCTGTTACACTCGGTGTTTCTAAAGTTAATGAAGAACCAACCTTAGTTCCACCACCGTTAGCAGCAGTATACCAGCCTTGAAAAGTATAAGTGTACTGAGCATCATTTGAAGGCATAGTCAAAGTACAAGAGCCTTTAGACCCATAAGCAACAGATTGACTAATCCTATTCAAAGATCCATATGTTGTTTGATAACCTATTGTATAACTCCGTCTAGTTGCAGTCCAATGTGCATATATTGTAGTATTACCTGCACCCATTGTCGTATTAGCAGTAACTTGCGTTCCACCACTAGCAGCAGTGTACCAACCTGCAAATGCATAGGTAAATTCAGCATCCGAATTCTTAGTAGGCGTCGGTAAAGTACCATAAGCACTTCCGTATTGAACGCTCTTAGAAGCAGGACTTACTGCATTTCCACCATTAACATTATAGGTTAAAGTATAACTATTAATAGACCATTGAGCATAATAGGTAACAGTACCAGTTATCTTAGTAGTAGATGAAATCTTCGTACCACCACTAGATGCCGTGTACCAACCAAGGAATGTATAACCTGTTCTAGAACAAGTCGGAAGAGTACCTAATTCTGAACCATACGTTTTAGTAATAGTTGATGGACTAGGAGTGCCACCACCGTTACCATTGAATGTTGCAGTATAACTTCTAATATTAGCAATCCACTGAGCATAATAAGTAACGTTTCCTGTTACAATAGTAGATGCAGATACTTGAGTACCACCCGTTGCAGCTGTAAACCAACCCTTAAATGTATAAGTGTATTGAGCATCAGCAGCTCTTGTCGGAGTAGGCAATGTACCTAAAGTAGAACCATGAGTCTTAGTAGTTGATGTAGGATCTACAGTTCCACCATTAGAATTCCAAGTTACAGTATATGACTTAAGAACAAATACCGGAGTAATATGAGTATTGGCAGTAATGTTAGAAACTGTCAGAGGATTAGCAGTAGAGCCATTAGACCACTTGCTAAAGTTATAGCCAGTACTTGGAGTAGCCGTCCAAATAGCAGAACCACCGTATTCTACACTAGACTTATTAACGCTCGCTGTACCACCAGTTGAATTAGCAGTAGTAGTTGTGAAAGTCTTAATTGTAAACTTAGCAGTTAAGCTGATATTGGCAGTAACAGCAAATGTATATGAAGCATTGCTAGATACTTTAGTTGTTCCATTGTACCAACCAGCAAAATTATAAGCAGCTTTAGGAGTTGCAACTACAGTAGCATTAGCACCGTGTTCTACGGTTTGACCAGCAGGACTTACAGTACCTTTGTTTGTATCCTCAGAAGTTGCATTAACAGTATAGCTCTTAATCTTATATTTAGCAACAAGAGTTCTATTAGCAGTTAAAGTAACACTAAAAGAAAGACTTGTAGAAACAAGATTAGAGCCTTCATACCAACCAACAAAATCATACCCAGTAGGAGCGGCTTTAGCAGTCAATGTGACTTGTGTATCACGATAATAAGTTCCTTCTTTAACTCCACCTGTAGCAGATGAACCAATAGAACAATCACCGACATTTGTGATAGTAATTCCTGAACTATTGGTAGTTAAAGCTGAAATCTTAATAGTAAACTTATCAGCTTCCGTCTGAGTACAATTAATAGTTTTCGTAATACCGCTAACTGAAACAGTAACAATAGTTGTTCTGCTTGCACCGGTATTCTTACTCGCAGTTAAACCAACCGTTTTATTACCCGTACCACTCTTAGCGGCAGGGGTAAGCCAAGAAGCAATAGTCATCTTAGTACCCCTCCCCTAATTATGAAACCGTCCATTCGACATTAGAAGTAACATTAACAGTTTGAGTTCCACCAGCAGCATCGAAAGTAAGAGAAGTCTTATCTAATTCGAGATATGGATCTTGAGTAAACTTAGCAATATAAGTCTTATTAGCATCAACAGTAACACTTAGAGTTACATCATTAGAAACCTTAACTCCATCTTTCCACCAACCACCAAAGCTATAACCCTCAGCAGCCGTAGCATGAATAGTAGCAACAGTACCATCTTCAAATTCAGCAGTTTCAACTCCTAAATTAGATTCTTTATTGATACCAACACCACCTTGAGCTACACCTTCATCTTCGGTTTTAACTGTAAGTGTATAATGTGTGGGTTCAGGAATAAGATCACATTCAATAGTAACCTTAATGTTTTTCTCAACCACAAAGCTATACTGATTATTACTGTTAAGAGTGATTTTAACACCATCAACAAGCACTTTATTCAAAGTATAACCCGGACTTACATTAACTTTAATCGTACAAGTATCACCATCATCATAAGTACCAGCACCTTCCATTGTAGCACTTCCGTTAGGAATAGCTTCATAGGTGACTTGGAATTTATCAGGAGCATCAACCTCAAAACGAGCTTCAATAGATTTAGAGTCATTCATGACAATATCACGTGAAGTAGTCGAGGGCGCACTCGAATCAGTCCATTCCTTAAAATGATAGCCGCTATTTGCTAATGCTTCTACAGAAACGGTAGTTCCGTTAACAATATCAGAGTAAGTCTTTGTGCCACTATAATAGTCGCTCCAACTTCCATTGATCTTTGCACGACATTTACCACCCGTTCCAGCAGTAAGAGTTAGCGTTCGCATGATCACTTGGTCGAACGTAGCAATATGCGTTGCATTCGTTCCGGTTTTAGCAGTGAATGTTGCAGGATTATCTGAAACCTTTGCACCACTTGTATTCCACTCTTTGAACTTGTAATTACCAACCGCACGAGCTTCAACTGAATAAATCGAACCTACAACAGTTTTAAACGTGTGTTCAGAAGTAGACCAACTAGACCAAGAACCATCACTTATACGATAACGAGTTTCATTAGTTCCATCAGAACCTACCGTAATAGTAACTTCTTCCGGTGGAATCTCTACGAACGTACAAGAGAAATCTACATTCTCAGTGATAACCTTTGAATAAGGATTAGAGTTAGAAGTAGTTCCACCAATATTCCATTGTTCAAAAGAATAACCACTATCAGGAACACCTAATACTTCAATTGTCTCACCGTCAGTAATGCTAATGTTAGAATGCGAAGATACAGCTTCTGAATATTCACCAGAGCCAATCTTATATTTGCATTTACCATTAGAACCAGCAGTAATATTAACAATATGAGTTTCAGGTGGAATGTAAGTTTCCTTAAAATAAGCAGTATAAACTTTGCGATGCAGACCTTCTTCAACAATGATATTATTTTCATTATTAGGAAGATTAGCACCAGTAGGCGTTACCCACTTTTCAAATTCATAACCGCCGTTAGCTTTACCAGCGATAGTGACAATAGTCTTTTCCGGAGCAGTGACTTCGTGTCTTTCTGCCCATTGAGACCAAGCATCATTAATATCTTTATATCGAACTAAACCATTCGCATCTGCCACGATACTAAACGTGAAATAACGAATAGCTTCTTTAAAGTTTACCGTAATCGTAAGATCTCGCGTAACAACGATGCTATATGTACCATTACCATTATCTACAAGATTACCACCAGAAGCAGTAACTGTATCAACAGCCCAACCCTCAACAGGACTTGGAACAATTATTGCAGTTTGACCAGACTTATAAGTACCGCCACCGCTAACTGAACCTTTATCAGCAGGATTAGCTATAATAGTTACATTATACTCCTCAATAACAGGAGCATCAAGCTCGAAGTGTGCAGTATAAGTTTCATCTTTATCAACAATAAGATCATATTGAAGATTAGTAGAAACAATACGATTTAAACTATCAGTCCAATGAATAAAATGATATCCTTGAATTGCCGCAGCTGTTATAGAATGCCTTGTACCTTTTGGGAATGTTCCGGCACCAACTACATATCCTGCATTAGCCGGATTAGCATTGACATTAATATAGAATTGTTCAATAGGAGCTTCATCCTTTTCAAATACACCTATCAAATCCATATCTTTTTTAATAGTAAAAGACCAATTAGGACTAATAGACATAATCTCATTAGTATGGAACTCTTTCCAACCTTTAAAGTGATAACCTTGAACGGGTTTAGCATAAAGTTCAACACGACTACCAGCTTCAAATTGGAAACGGAAGCCATCTGAGTTTTCATCAGGAACAATAGCAGAACCACTACATCCAACAATACCACCCTCTTCAGGAGAAGGAACTAAAGTAACTCTATAGTAATCACGTTCGATATGACCAGACTGCATAAAATCTTGAAGATCTTTGATGTAAGTCCAAGCACGAATATATGTATCTTGACAACCACAAGTATTATTTCTAATACCACGACTAGGATGCACATAATTAGCTTTAAGACCAATGCAAACAAGAGTATCATCAGTCAAAGACTCACTACCAACAATCAACTCTCTATCAATAGCAATAATATTACCATCAGTAGTTAGATTAATTTCGCAACCTTTTTCATCATACATATAGTAACAACCATCAGTACGATGATAGAAGAATCGAACGTTATGCTCACGCTTAGGAAATGTACCAAGAGGAAGAACTTGTTTTAACTTGACAATTTTAATATTACATTCCATAGCATTAAGTTTAAACAAATATAACTACGCAGAACTGTTAAGCACTACGTAGTTTTCCAAGCAACTTTAGTCAGTTGCAGTATTCAGAGAAATGGCATTATCGCCGGAACCTTTAGCTAAAGTCTTAATAGCTTCAAGTTTATTTACAACAGCATCGATCACAGCTTCCGTACCAACAATGATTTGGAATTTGCGAGGACTATTGTTATCAGCGGCAATCTCAGGGAATTGATTAAACTCAGCCGTAGAAATAACAAGATAAGCGACTTTATCAAAGCCAACTTTCGGGTCACCAATACCCCAAGCTTTCTGCCACTCATCATGAGGATTCCAACCCATGTTAATCAGAGAATAACGAAGATCTTCATCACTAAGAGCAACATCAGCTAAGAAACCGGATAATTTTGTATGTTCAACGGTAATAGTACCATTGGCTTTTTGATCGGCAAGAATACCGAATACGTTCATCGTCAATTTGGTAGGCTTTTTAGCAACAACAGTTATCTGAACAGCACCATCAGCTTTCTCGATAGTAATATCAAACAACTTTTTGTTATAAGCGGTAAGACTAAGGTTTTTCTTAATCTTCTCTACCAACCGATCAACGGTATCAGTAGCATGAATCCGAACAGGTATTTGAATAATCTGAGGATTAGGATTAACCGTCAGACCATGACGATACTCCTCAGAAGAACAAATTTCAATAGCACCACAGAACTCAGCATCTGCATTATATACAATACCTTCAGCAGGCTTAAGTGCCGGATTCGTAAGACCTTTAAGAATAATAGTTTCTTTCTGATCTTTCTCCGTATATTTACGAACGTTATAAGTGAAGTTAAAAGGATTAATATCCACTCCACGTTGATTCATAAATCCACCGTCCTTAGTAGGAATTGCAGACATAATTACAAACGGCTCAGGTCTACCAGTAGTAGGCAAAGCAGTACCATAAGCAGTACAAATGCCGAGTTGACCGTTAGATAACTTAGTATCAACAGTAACATTATCGACAAATGTTTTTCCGTAACTTACAATTCTCATAGTAACGTTTTATTTTAAAGAATTACTTTCATTTATAGCAATTTGATAACCTTCATCTTTAAGTTTACCAAGAAGCTTCTGTGTAGCAAGGTTAATAATCTCGGTTTTAAATGGAAGTTCAGTAGCAGTATCAGTTACAATATCAAACCTAGTAGGTTGTCTAAGATATGTGATAGCAACATCAGTAATCACAAACGTATCATCCATATCTACTAAAACCCTATTACTTTCTATCGTACATATAGGATGAATGTGTCTATTAAGACGATTGTGATACGTTTGAAGCATATCTCTACGCTGAACATCAGAAACTAAATCCATACCAGCAGGTTTACTTTCTTGTACCTTTGTAACCACTCCGTCAGAAGTGATAACCTCGTATAAGCCCGAATAACGCTTGTAGTCAAATTGTACTAACTTAATAGTATATTTATCTCCAACTACAATTAGCTGTGGCATATCGAAGTAAAACACTAGTGATTCGGGGTAATACTCGTTATTGTAGCGTTCATAAGTCACATTGTAACCTTTTCGCAGCAATATGGAGAGCATATAGTTGATATATTCAAATAGACCCTCTTTACGATAGATCTTAGCAGGATAATGAAACGTAACGGTATCATTACCAATTTGAATAACGAAATCTTCTATATAACCGGGAATAGTTTTAAATAATTCACTGATATTAACAACGTAAATCCTAGTAGTAACAGATTCAATTGCTCGATAACGTTTAAACTTATCATATATAACACTTGCATCATAAGAGACACCATGTAGGTAATTCGCAGGTAAAAAAGCGAAGCCTCTATTACCCTCATTTGTGAGAAGGTAAAGAGGACTTCTATATGTAGTCTTTAGCACTTGCAAATCATCGTAATAACGACCAGTCTCTTCAAAGGCTTTAATCTTTTGCGTAAGCAGTACGTCAATAGCTTCATTAAGAGCAATATCAATATACTGCGGACGAATAGATTCTTGCCTATTAGCATTAATCTGCTGAATCTTATCGTTTACAGCAATATGTGCTTCTTTACAACTACTATACATACTGACACTATTTTATTAGTTTATAACCGAAGCTTTATAAGCAGTGAAAAGTTGTGCTTTATATTCAACATTTTCAGGAGCAGCTAAGAAAGCCATAACCCCCTCAATGGAAGAACCAAGAACTACTTCCGGACGCACAGTATCAAAGTAATTATCACCGTCTTTCGTAATGACTTGAGCAGCGAGTAACTTATAGACTTGTGCCATTGCTTCTACATTCTTGTTATCAAACAGAGAAATAAACGCATCTGCATTCGTTTGAGAAAGTTCAGCCACAGCTGTCTGCAAATCTCCATGCTCCATTTTAATAATCTGTAGAGTATCGGCAGGAGCATTACAGATAAGTATATTTCTAATACGTTTATAAGAAGACTCATCACCTGTGAACAACTGAGCCAACTTAGTAGCAGTATTAACAACGACTTTAGTCTTAGCATCTTTCATACGCTTAACATCTTCAATGCTATGTAAGTAAAACCGAATATTAGTAGATTTCTCAACATCTTCCGGTTTATTAGCAACAGTAGAAGTAAGCAAAGCAAGACGCCAAAGAATATAATCTTGCGGCTTAATAGGAGTCATGTACATATACAGATTCTCTTCATGAACCGCAGTACCTTCACCAAATAGCATAGCATCAAAGATAGCTTTCTCTAATTTATTCGGAGCAACCTCAGTATTAATACTGTTCTTTTTAGCCCAATCAAGAATAGCATCACGTTTAACAGGATCGTTAAGAGAAAATTCCCAACCAGTTTCAAGCTCATAACCTTGAGCGGGAACTTCAACAGTTGAGTTTTTAAGATGCTTCAAAACGAGGTCTTGAAAGTTTATATTGCGACTATCAGCAGAAGCTCCAATGATCGTAGGAAGTATAGAAGCCATTTCAGCAGTTTTACTAGATAGAGTAAGAACTGCTTTAATGCTTGGACCGAAAATAGTATTGAAAGCACCAATACTTTTCTGATTCACGACTTGAAACATAGTCGGATTCAGCTTTAAAGCTAAGGTTATTTTGCGTGAGTATATCATATAGTTTATACTTTAGTAAGTTTATACTTTACAATAATCGTAATGTACGCTTATTCAAAAATCATTTCAGCCCAGAAAGAAGTAGTACCATTAAGCATATTAATACCTTGAGAAGATATAACTTCATAGGTAGCAATATCCTCACGTGTACTTAACATCTTATTGTAAGCACCCCATTCTTTAGGAAGAGGAGTAATACCTTGGTAAATACCATATAAGTATTCACGACCTTCTTCACAAACAAGTTGGATATTAGGTTCACCTGAAGTATTATCAACAGAGTGATCCAAGAATACCATAGTGTATGAAGTAACAGGGAAACCTCCATACATACGACCGTTCTTACGATCCATCTCAGCACGAGAACCGCTATCGAACAAGTCAACAACTTTAACTGAAACAGTAGCTCCAGAGTAATGCTTATATTGATTAAAGTAAGCACCATAACTCAAAATACCACCACGACTTTGAATCTCCTCTGCACCAAGTTTATCAAAGTAACCATTTCCGATAGCTTCATTCTTAATACACTGTTGAAACATTTTAGAACCACCTTTACCGGTATAAAGAACAATATTCTTATTACTCAAATCAATATCATTACGAACTTCAAAGATACGAGAAAGAATCATATCAATAAGCTCAATAGTCATGAATGAGTATTCGAAGTAGTTACCGAATGCGATAAGAATATCACGAACACCAGCACCACGAGGAATAGGTTTGTTTGAATGTTTTTCTTGATTGTGAATAACACCGTTAATATCACGGTTGTAAGCAGAGAACCACAAATCCTCTTCTAACAAACGTCTACGCATGAACTCAAACTGACGCATTTCATAAGGCATCCAAAGAGTACCTTTAGAACCATCATCATAATCAAGTTCAAACTCGGTTACGATATTAGCAATGTTACCGGTAATAATTTTGGAGAATCTATGGAAACCAAATTGGTTAGTCATTTCACTCCAAGATTCAGCAGTAGAACGAGAACCAGTAGATAATTCACCGGCAATCGTAGGAGCACCCATACCCCAATATTTACCTCTCTCAAAATTGCTGAGATCAATAAACTCATCAGGATTACCACCAAGGATAATCATTTCATAGATATATCCACCGGAAGCAGTCTGCTCACCATCGGTCTGCATACGAACCATGTGCTTTCCGTCAGGAGTAATAGCAGAATACTGATAAGGAATCCAGTTATCTTGGAACTCCGCTTTGAAAGACATAAACCCTTTACCGGGGGTTTGAGTAGGCGTAATCAAACGCACAATCGGGGAAGTGACAGTAGGTTTCCCCATAATCTTCCACTTATACTGAGTATCACCAGCATTAATAGGTTTCTTACGAGAGATATTCCCTTGACCTTCTGTAAGAGAAAGAAGAGGGAATTGATTACTGTTCCTACCCCAAAGATAAGTAAGAGACTTATTCAAATCGACAGCACCAAGAACATTAAAGTTCAATAGCATATCGGCATCAGAGTAAACCTCTTTGGAATACTGTTTTTTTCCAATTTCTCTAAGCATAGTTACGATAATTATTTATTTGAATCAATAATACCACCAGGAACAATAGGACGTCTATTAGAATTAACTTTAGTACCGCCACCTTGAGTGGATACCTTAACTTTAGGTTTACCACTAGAAGTAATGTTCAAACGACGAACAGCTTCTTGTCGTATAGATGCAGCAGCTAACTGACTAATATCAGCACCTAACAAGTTACGAAGTGCTACCATAGCGAACGTTTCATTATCAGCAAGCATATCAAAAACATCTTTCTGAGCTTGCGTATAGAAATCACCATTAACTTCAACAACAGGAGCTGTCAGATACTTAACAATATCTTTACGAGAAAGAATTTGTTCGTTACCATTAACAATTCTTTTAACACCTGCTGTTGGAATTGCAAGACCTCCGATAGTACCTTTATTAACGATCTTATCGTATAAAGAATCAGGAACGTTAAGCACTTTAGCTTTACCATTCTCATCATAGGTAATACCGTAGGCTTTATCAAGAGCTTCTTGAGCAGCTTGATATTCGGCTTCTTGCCTAGCATTTGCAGCTTCAATCTCACGTTTCTGAGCATTGGCAAGATAATCAAGACTCTCTTTAGCAGTTTCAGCTAATACTTTATCAGCTTTAGAAAAACGAATAATACGTTCAATTTGAGTATCAGAAGTACCTTTACGTTTTTCAGCAGAACGAATAACAGCTTCTAACTGATCATCTGATTTATCTTCGAGGGTCATTGTAGTCCAATCAACATGATTAGCAAAACCCTCAAGAGAACCATATGTTTGTTTATAAAGAGCAGCTTGATAAATATCCGGATTAGTACGGAAGAAATTGTTGATAGCTTCACTTTCAGCTTGACGTTTAGCAAGCTCTGCAATATCAGCATCACGTTGAGCAAGACCTTCAACGGTCATTTCATATTTCTTAGGAGTACCATCAGCATTTACCGGGGTTAAACCAGAAATAGCAGAAATAGCAGAAACATCTATAGTTTCTTCTTGAGTTTCAGCAGCAGCAAACTCATCTAACTGAGCTTTAGTGTAAACAATTTCTCCATCTTTAACGGCATTACCGTCAGCATCAAGATCATACTCAACATCACCGTCATCGGTAGTAAGAACAATCTTAGTAGGAGTTTCAGTTTCAGTTTCAGTTTTTTGAGTAGCAGTTTTAGCAGCTTCTTCTTCAGCTTTACGTTTAGCTTCTTCTTCTGCTTTAGCAGCTTCTTCTGCTTCTTTAGCAGCTTTAGCCGCTTGTTCAGCAGCTATCTCTTCCGCAGTTTTAGTAATATTACTATCAGTAACACCACCGGGAACAATAGGATTTGGCATAATGTTTTATCTTTTATAAATTAAGTTATAACAGTGACAAATGTAATAATAATATATGTATTAAAAATGGCATTAGAAATATTATTAGAAACAGCATTAGTACCGCCTATCACACGGCTCTCTGAAATTCCAATTAATTTATGCCATTTTAAGGCTTAAATGAAGACCTCTGACGAACCCAAATTTCAATCGATATAGTTGTTCAATTCAACAAAAATAAGAGCCTACATTAAGATTTCCGTGGCTTATTGGCGTTAATACGATTCATGCGCTTTTGTTCCTCAAACTTGGCACGTTCCAGATTAACTTTATCAATATCTAAGTTTAACTTAGTCATTTTAAGATAATCATCAAGAGTACCACTATTAGATTCATCTTCACTAATATAATCATTACCATTCTTATCTACTTGAAGCTTAGCATCAGTAATAATAATATTAGTAAGATTAGTATCAGCAGCAATAGCTTCCTTAGAATCGCGATCAAGTTGAGCTTGTTCAGCTTCAAATTTACGTTGAGCTTCCGCATTAGCAGCACGAGTTTGTTCAATCTCAGCATCCCACTTCTTTTGAATCTCTTCTTTTTGAAGTTCAAATTGACGTTGAGCTTCGGCAGCTTCTTTAATATATTTGCGTAAAGAAGCAATGTTATGATTACAAACAGCCTCAGCAGCTACATCGTAATTTCCATTTTGAGCAGCACCAAAAGCAATTTCCTCAAGCTTACGTACTTGTTCATTAAGTTCAGCAGAGTTACCAACAAAGATACCTAAATTAGAATTAACAAAGTCAGTACCATTTACACGAACTTGAACAATCTCATTGGTATTAGGATCTACATAAGAACCTTCATAGCCATCAATCCAAGCAATTTTAGCAGCATCAAGATTAGCCATCATATCACGAGAGCGGAAGCAATCAAAGATTTTAAGTGACCACACAGATCCCATTAGAGCCTGATTAAGTCCCATCTCAGTAACAGCTTTACCGGCACGAGCTTGAATATCTCCTGCACGCTGATCGTTCATATTAGCAAGTTCATACGCTTCTTGCTTAATAGACTGCTTAATCTGATTAATAGTTGTAAGATAATTAATCATTGTAGTATTAGCAATCTCTTTAATAGCTTGAAGTGATGCTTGTTGCTTAGCTATTTCACTATCATCAAATACAAGAGTACCATCTCGATTAGCTGCATCAAGACGCTCTTCCATAGTCATATCTTTAGTATCAGCTAAGAAACTTTCAGGTATCAATAGCCATGATCGGAATTTACTAATAGTGCGTTCCTCAACTAAAGTATAAAGACGATAAAGAGCAAGATAAGGTAATAAGCGATAAGGAATAGGTTTAGGATTATTAAGAAGCATTAAACGACTTAAACCATTATAAGGTAACTTACAATGATTAAGATTATTCACTTCTTCACGTTGAACAATAATAGGTTGAGCTTTAGTATATACACCCCAATCTTTATCACCAAAACGATAAGCTTCCCAACATTGAAGAACCCAAGTATATTCAATATCAATATCACCAAGAGTAGTATCTAAGACATAATCTTCATCAACAATCTTTTGCTCAATCTCACCATAAGCATTGGTATAAGTAAGAACACCACGCTTCATAGGAACCTTAAAAACACAATGACGAGCTTTGAGGACCCCGGTAGAGGGCAAGGAGTGGTACGGAGCAGCATTCTGCGCATCAATCGTAGGATTAAAAGCAATCTCACGAGAACGAAGCATAACAGGAGTAACTGTATATTCACCCGTACTTTCATGATTATGAATTATATCTTTAATGTAAGCAATATCTCTTTTAGAAAGAACTTCTTGATATTCACCAATTATATCATTGATGTTAATATCAAACTCTCGCATCCCATAATCATCATCTTCAACAAAAAGATTACCACTATCAATTCGATAATACTCAAGAGGAGAAATAATTTCAAAAATAACATCATTGTATCTTACATCACGATAAGAATAAACACTTTCAGTACAGAACCAATAATAGAAAGCTTGAATATATTTCTCATTAGCTTTAATAAGGGAATTAAGAAGATTAAGAGTTTTCTGACCACGATCAGCTTCTTCATCAATCCAATCCTTAGCAGCTTGTTTCATAAAGTCTTCAGCAGATGGAAGATCTTTAGAAGGCTCACCGGTTTGAACACCGTTAGCATTCATGATGTTTATAAATTGCTGACGAAGAAGACCATCAAGAGCAACACGAAGATCAGCGTTACGTCTAGTGACAACATCAATATCAGCATTATAAACTTGGTAGTTATTATAGGTGTTAATGAACTCTCCTATATATTTCTCTTTAATAGGAGTAATAAAATCAACATCTCTAATCTTACCAGGCAAATCTTCTTTTCTACCATTAACGGAGTTGTAGGTCGCCATTACATACTTGTAAGTAGATTCATCTACAATTCCATTTGCAGCGTCAAGAAAGGCTTTAATATCTGCTTTATCATTATTAGAATGAGCAGTAGCAATAACCCAATCACACATAGCCTTAGTCCAAACAGCTCCACGCTTAGTAGCTTCCGAAGCAAAGACATCAGGCTTTTCTAAAGAATTAGGAATCTTAGAAGCATCCATTTAACGACGATTTAAACGATTTGCAATACGTCTGTTATTATTCTCTGTATTACCTTCAACAAGACGCTTAGTATTTAAAGAGTCTGCAAGAAAGACATACATAGCAACAATAGCAGCACTAATATGGTCGAAGTTACCCTCAGCAGTAAATCTCTGACACTCTAGAAGCAATCGAACACTACTAATAGACTTAAGTCTACGAATAGGTTTACCATCAGCAGTATATGAAAGAGGTTCATAAATAAACTCCTTTAGCATACGAAGACCATTATATTTCTTATCACTATCACCAATTACAATACCATAATCATTATTGTTAGGATTAGTCAATTTACGAGTATTGGCATTGGTTGGGTCAAGCATTAAGTAACGTCTAAGTTTATATTTAATAAAGTTAGAAACAGTCTCACCAGTACCAGCTTCCGGACAACATTCAGCATTATACATAAGACACATACCCATAGTGACTATATCATTTTGCTCCATTGTGTCCAAACGCCCTATATATTCGCATACAAGCAGTTTTTGATTTGGATATGGAGTAATAGTATTACTACGCATCCATACTTGTGCAGAATAAAGAGAATGTTTATCTGTTACGTCTTTTTGAGCCTTATCTACTTTATACGCATCCACACTAACAAAATATAAATCTTTAGGCACTTCACCATTTACTAAGAACGGACGATAGTACATTCTAACGCAACCGTGAGTATCATCACGAGAACCATGCGGAACTTGATTAACAAACTCATGGAATCTACCTTTACCAAATATATCACGTTTAATACATTCAGCTTTCGGTATAAATTCAGCTTTATTAGAATTACCTAAATCATTAACAACAATCCAACCGTCTTGAAAGAATCTAGTAGCATTATCATTAATTAAATCTGAAACGTGTAGATTAAGTTCAGGAGAAGCGAACATATTCTCTGTTGTATTAATGAACGCTTCGGCAGGAGTATTAGCACGTTGTGCTTTATAGATTATATGAGTTTCACTATCATTATTATGAAAGTGATTCTCTTTATCTTGTTTATCCCAAGCATAAGCAGTGAATATAATTGAATTACCACGTTCAACATAAGGTTCACAATCCCATACTTGTGGAAAAAAGAAACCACATACTTCATGACGTTTATTAATATCCCAAACGTTTTCCATGCAAAGCATCTTATTCATTTTGGGATTATAAAAGGCTTTACTAAATGCAGCCCAGTTAGCACCTTTAGTACCACCCGTACCATAAATACGAATAGTACCAACAGATATAGCACCAGATTCTGTATTAGATAAAGTAACGTCAAGAGCTTTTTGGAGATTAGGACACTTACCAGCTTCCTCGAAGTCAATCTCAATAGCTTTCTTACCTACAGCAGCAGATTCATTCTTACCAATAGCAACACTATAAAGATTAGAAAGCCAACCAAAGTTTTTAAGACCTTTAGTTGATACACGATAACCCATCAGTATATCATCAATAGCTTCTGAAATGTAACCTCTTTTCCAAAACGTATGTTCCTCAAAATGGTCAAGACATTTCTTAGCCATAAACGTAGTAGCACCTTTATCTGTAAGATAAGCTAATTGGTCAGCAGCAAGAGTTACCGTAACATTCGGAAATAAGTTAATTGTATTTGCAGCTTGACTACCACGTTTATATGAGAAACCTTTACGACGGGCTTTAGCCTTAGTAAGATGAAACTTATTATTAGCAATAAACTCATCTATTTTGAAGTTCCAATAGTCACCATCCCAATAACGAGGAAAACCCATAACAGTCTCAACGTGTTCAGCACCTTCACGTTTAAGTCTTGCACGTTCTTTATCATTAGGTGTACGTTCAATACGACCATAATTAAGATAAGTATAATGCGCACCGGTTATACGTAAAGGTTGAAGTAAACTTTCACGTTCCTCATCAGTAGTATTAGCATCAAAGAACTTAGGAATATCTTTATAATAAAGTTTAGCTTTAATAAAAACACCTTTCTTACGACGAGATGTTTCTCTTTGCCAAAATGATTCATAAGCCGGAGTACTAGGGTCATAATCACAATACGTACCATATTCATCAAAAGTATCAGCAGCTTTAGAAAGTCTTTCTATATTAATAACAATGAAATCAATATTCATAAGAATACCACCAGAGTTACCAATAAGAAAATCATTATCCGGATCATATAAAGGCTTATTAGTAATATAACTAATACCCTCGGATGCTTTCGGATATTTACTTTTATCTTCACAGAGATAATCTATAAAAGGAATATCTCCACGTTTATAGCCCCACTTATTCTCAGGAGCAGCATTGATGCCATCACAACTATTTTTCCAATAAGCATGAATAAACATAAAGTTATCAATAGCATCTTGTGAAAACTCATATTTACCATTCATAGCTTAATCAATCATATCTATTCCACCACCAACACCATTATCTATATTGTTATGCACATCCATTGAAGCAGTAAGCTCTTTACCACCACGAGCGATAATTTTCTTGAGTTTAGACTTAACGTAATTATCTTCTGCTTCTTTAAGTTCTGCAATAAGTTTAGGTAAGTCTTTACCCATCTTCGTAATCTCACGCATATAACCGAGCATACCACCGATCTCTTCTTTAGTAAAAGAGTCTTTCTTTAGGTCATTACGAAGATTCTTATTCATAACAGCCATAAGATCTTTACCAGCTTGAAGAGCATTAACAGTTTCAAAGAACATCTGTCCAACATAATTGATATTATGCTCAACAAGCCAATTGATAGCTTCAATCATATCTTTAGTTGGTCTAAAGTCTGAATTAAGTTGAGCAACCTCAATAGCATAATCAAAAGCCTTTTGATCTTTTAAACCATTACGATGAATATATCCGTCTTCATCAGCATAACAATCAATAAACTTAAATATTTTATACATAAGCTCTCTATCATTATGCCAATCATTATATATCTTAGCAAGAACAGGAACTTTAAGAATCTGCTCTATATTAAGAATAATTTTAGAACCTTCAACTAACCATACATGTAATGCCATAATCAATAATTTTATCTGTTTTATTACGAGCAACAAAAAAGCCCGTACCAACTTAATGATACGGGCAAATATAAGAATTACTTCTTAAATACAAAACATAAGAATGACAAAATAAAATCTTTATAATAACTATTACTTTACCATATATTATTAGTAATCAAATTAATAGTTTCAGTTATTTCTCTTGATACAATAATATCTTCTTCTTAATCATCAGCATCATTATAAGCATCACAGCCAACACTTAATATTTTATTTCCGATGCCCCGAATCAGGACTTACAGTAATAAAAGATTTTTTCATATAATATTAAATTACATTAATCATTATAACTAAATTATTTTGTGTACCAGTTGTTTTAATAAATATAGCTATCTTTATACCCTCAGTAGTAGAAGCATCACGCGCAGAATTTATCTTTGCAACAATTTCATTAATCTTAGTAGGAGTTATATCTATAATAGATAATACTGTACCTTCATCTTCAGAATTAGGAACAACCTTTGTAGTAAATCCTTTTAAAGTTATATCACCGAGAGACTGGCCAGAAGAAGAAACAATACTTATAAAACTAATCGCAGGATTATTAAATTCAACTTGTAACCTAGATATATTTTTAATAATAAATAGAGACTTTGAGCTTAATATAAAATTAGCAAATTTTACATCAAACATCAAAACTGTAATACCATTATCATGAGTTAATCTATAAGGTTCTTGTATATTGGCATTAGAAAATATATATCCACAATCAATATAAATATAAGGATTAGGATCTTGTTCTATTGATACAGATTTAGTAATACCCCCCCCCTCAACCTTAAATGTAGCATATCTACTAGCATAATTCTCATTTTTATCAGCATTAACAGATAAAGTCCCATTATTTTGACCTGTATCTGGAGTAACTGTTATAAAAGCTTTATCCATAATTATATGTTAATTTTTAATTTTTGAAAATTGTCTCATAAATTCACAAATTTGAGTAGCATAAGCATCTACAACATATTCAATATCATTCGCATAATCTTCATTAGCTTGAATGAATAAACAGTGAACATACTCATGCCAAAACGTTTGAGTTCTTATAGAACTAGGAATATCTTTACTTCTATCTCTAAGGATAATATAGATTAAACCAAGAACATGATCAGAAACTCCATATTGTATTCCTTGAGTAGATTGATAAGAAACCTCAGTCATATTATAGACTCTATAGATAACTGAACCAACCTTAAAACTCTTAGGATAATCAGTATTATATTCCCAATCAAAAGTAGAATCATCCCACCAATGAGTAAATAAGAAACTCAAATGAGCCATTGCAATATCATCAAGATAAGCTTTTTTGCTATTTGGAAATTCGGCATTTAAATTAAGCTCATAAGCAACAATAATAAAGAATGCTCTAACAAGTTCTCTAAGAGATGCAGTTGAATCTAAAGCATCATTGATTTGTATGATACATTTATCAAAATCAATTTCAGTAGTTTTGACATTAGCGTGTTTAGCTATATAATCAAAAGAACCAATCTTAAAACTGACAGATGTTACTTTCTCATTTAAATCAGTAGGAAGAAAAGGATTAAGAAAAACTGTTTTCATATTAGAATCAATAAAGTTAGAAACATAACATTAAGACCAATAGAAACACCACCGATCTTAGCCCACTTAGCAGAACGACGCATATACTTCTTAAGATCTTTAATCATATCTTTATTACTCTTTTCTAGTTCAACAATAGATTGCTTATAAACGTTCGCTTGATTCGTAAGAGTATAAAGAGTATGTTTCAAACCATCAATAAGAGTATCTTGCTTAACAATAATGCTCTTTAAAGATTTACATAAAGCTGCATCATATTCACCTTGTTTAAGAAGAATTGCAATTTTACGATTATCTTCAAGAGTATATGTAATAACAGTATCTTTAGAGACTTTCAATTCTCTGCCGTATATATCGAGCGATGCTATCATCAGAAACAACATAAACATCAGAGAAGTTCTTAATATCTGTTTCATATTTAATTATAGTTTTATTTGTATTAGCTTTGAGACTATCTATAAGACGTTCTTGTTTTATAGCGTAATTCTCCAAAGCAGAAATAACCCTACCAAGAGAATCCAAAGTATGATAAGAAATATCAGTTGTCGGTATTCGTTCTTCTTCATTACATTGAATAATATTAGTAAAACATAGAGCTAAAAAAAGGAGTGCTATCAACACCCCTTTAAAATCTATTTTCATAATTTGAACTCTTTAATATTAGTAAGAGTATAAGTAAAAGAATTACCATATAAATCTTTAGCCTTATTTACCAATGGCATAAATTTATCTTCATAATCTCTAATAGATTCAAAAACTTGACAACCGGCAGAATAAAGACCAATGGTACGAACAATTTTCCATTTCGAAGCACGATGTATATTAATACCTGCTATTTCATAACTAATACGACCAGATAAATCAAGTTTATTATCTCGATTATTGTCACGATAAAGTGGAAGAGGTTTAACTTGAACAAGCGCAGGGTAATCACCTTTATGCTTTCCAACTTTAAATGCACCTCTAAATTGACCTTCTTTTAGAATAGCGCAACCTTTAGAATTTATAGGTTTAATCAGATTTAAATCAGAAGGATCAGTAGTTATTGAAAACCAATCATAAGTCCATTTACCATTCATCTTAGGATTGGCATCATTAACTTTGTAGAATACAAGAAGAAGATCATTAAATGTACCTGTATCAACAGTATTACATCTAATACCCCAAATGTTCAGATTGTAGTTACCTTTATCAAAGATAACAAAGTCATGAACTTTAGCAATCTTACGAAGAACATCAATATTAGTCTTAGCTATGACGTCATCATAAGTAATTAAAGCATTCGTTAATTCACTCATAGTTTACTTGATATTATAGTTAAACAAATTGGTATTAGCTTTACGTTCTTTATTTAATTGAGCAAGTCTATAATCACAAATGGCTTTAACCTCAGCTTTAAGGTATTTAATATCAACAAAAGTAACAACCTCTTTATGTGGCATATCATCAGGAATCAAAGGATTCTCAATAGTCCTAATATGACAAAGCATATTACCAAGGCATTTAAACCCCCATTGTTCAATCAGATAATCATACATACTTAATTGAAGAGAATAATGAATACCAGTAGAATCCTGTAAATGATTTATAGGAAACAACATAGTCTCATTAGTAACAATGTACTTATCTAAGTCAATAGTACCATCTGCTTTCTTAGCCCAATATCCACCTTCAAATCGAATAGGTGCTTTATTAGTTTTCCAATCAAGAATAAAGAACTCATCCCCTTTAACAAATAGAATATCAACAAGACCTGAAATCAAATATTCTGGATGATAAACACCAATCTCAGCATAGATCTCAAATCCCATAGAAGTCATATCCTTAATAAACTCGTAAATTTGAGGATACCTATCAGCAATACCAACAACTCGAAAATAATCGAGATCGAGTCTGCCATAACTATGAGTTCTTATAATATCATCTACTGTATAAATACGACCATCAATAAAACCATTCGCATTTAAATAGTAGTTGTTACATCTTTTCACGCATTGTTCTAGGAAATTATGCTTTTCAGTTCCCTTAGCACAAGCCTTTTCAGTTTCAATCTTCCATTCAGCAAGAATCTGTTTAACAGTCTTACCTCTATATCGAATATATTTACTATAATTTCTATGAGTAGGAGGAACAGGACGACTACCAATATTAGCACAAGCTTCAGCAATAGCTTTCCAATCCTTTTGTTCTACAAACTTACCAATAATAGTAGTAGTAGATATATACTCTCTATCAAGAGCGTCAGTATATTTATGCTTTTCCTCGTCGAAGAAGATCGGCAAGTCTCTGGGTATAATCTGCGTCATAAGCTGCTTTATCAGTAAGTTTAAGGAATAGCTTCTTTCGTAATCGTTCATAGAACGCTTTGTGACGTTCTTTCATATATTCATGTGGTAAAGAAGTCATCTTATTAAAATCAAAACCACATTCAGCATAAATATCGTAAGTTTCAGGATGAATCCAATGTTTACCAAAGGAAGGTATTTCAATCTCTCTATCCACACGTTGCATTGCAGTAAGAATAGACATCCACTGACTATCTGCAATATCATTTAGAAAACGTTCAAAATCTTCTTTATTACGAATAAATGTAAGAAAGTCTCTACACCAAATCTGTTCGGGAGTATAACGTTCAATAAAATGACGACCTTTTTTGGTCTTATAATACATCTTAGTAGGTTCCTTTCTTTTACGATCTACAACTGCAACCATTCTCTCATAAAGTCTCGTGACTTGAAGAGGAAATAACCTAGCGCCTTTAGCCATAACAGAATTGGATTAATAAATCACACCACCAATTTGATTAAGAGAAATAAGATTACATTCCCAAAATTCAACTTTACCATCTTCACCAACAATAAGCTTACTACGATCTTTAAGACCCGGACGATTTTCAACAACTCTAAAGTTATCATCACCACCAAGAACATCAATAAGCTTTTTGTCAAGATTTTTAATCTTATGACTTAGAGGTACACCTTTGCCACCATAAGACATATCAAGAACAACTTCACGTCCAAGCATATACGGCGGAACATTGTCAGGAATAGCAATACAATAAGTAGCTTTAGGAACTTCTCTATCGACTTTCATAACATCAGTTACTTCAAGCGAAGACATCTTATATTGATTTGCAATAATAACTCGACCTTCGCTAACCTTAATATTACAAAGAGAACCCGGCGCAACACAAGCTGTTTTAAGATTATTCTTATCAGCTTTAATAGCTTCGATTTTAGTTTGAATTGAATCCATAGTTTAAATAATTTACTTTATAAGATAATCAATGTTAATAGGCACAATCTCATAACCTCTACAAAGACCTGCGTCAGTATAAAAGGTAATATTATACAACATTAACGTAGCACTAACTGTAACAGTGTACATAGTAGGTTTAAAAGGAGGACGGTCTTCAAAAGGGCAAATGACAGAAACGGAAAATCTTTATCCAACACGTCCTCAATGTGAAACAAAGTATAAAATGAGAGTAACAGAATTACCATTAATAATAGTGGGAGTACCAACAATAGCAGCGATGTCTTCAGTTACAGCAGTAGTCAGTACTCCCGACTTCATTATGAGTAAAAGGTCACTCACAAAGATATGAATAAATTAGATATTACAAGGGATTACTTGAATATCTTTTTCTAAACCTTATATTTTTCTGTTTCAAAGGCGGTATTCAATAGAAATCTCAATAGTACTAGCGTCTTCACCCGGATTTGCAGCCACGCACGCAGTGCCTTGTTCTTCTAAATGCTTCGAATCAATATGCAAAGCATTCGCAGTACTACCACATTCATACCTTTGTCTATATACACGCACGCACGTGTGCGCTATGCAGAGTTTTGCGATATATATAAAGATATATATAAAGATTACCAAAGGTAATATCAATGACAGTATTACTACTTCAAATTCGTCCGTCCGTAATATGTATTTTAATTATATTCAAATAAACCTCTTATCACCCACCAATACTCACCTACTCATATCCCCTCTTATTACCCCCTATAGTCCCCCTCTTTTCTCCCCTTTTCTCTCCCTCTCTTTTCCTCCCTCTTCTCTCCTTTACAAAGCACCCCGAAGCTACTTAAAGTAGCTTTAAATATAATAGTATTATCTTTAGTAAGTATATGCCCTTCTAAGTTCCTTTAAGTATCTTTAGTAATACTTAGAGTAACATTAAGTAAACTTAGAGTATATATAGGAGTTCCACCCCGCTCAATGCAAAATGTAACAAAGCTACGAAAAGCATCTGTAATACTTAGAGTAACAATAGTATCTTGAATAGCTTTGCAACTACCAACTCTCGGAGCTTTGTAACGATCAGCAGACCCCAGTAGGGAAGAAGGACTGGTCACGCGCGGAACGTCTGCATCATCACCTGTATTATCAGAGTTAGTATAAGCATCTTCAATGTATTTTGAATAAGCATGAGTAAGATTCATAAGTTTTGCAGTGGTAGAAGTATCTTTAATAATATTAGAATAACCATGAGTAATAGCAAGGCGTTGCTCCCTTCCACACCCATTTCCCTACTGGGGATTACAAAGCTCATCAAAGTTATTATAAATACCGGTAGTATTAATACTATTACTACTTAGAGTAACTCTGATATTACTTGTAGTATTATCTGTAATAGAATCGACGTTACCACATTTCGGCTTACATTTTTGGCAAATTATACACTGAATTTTGATGATGCTTATGCTGATTGTCTTAATGTTACTCTAATTAATTTTAAAGCTAATGCAGATTGTATTGAGTATGCTTTTAGTATTACTCAAATTACTTTGAATATAAGTAAGGCTTCTTATTTAATTCACATTGCAAACTCTAATATTCGGATTTGTACACAGATTAATTTAAGTGCTTATTCTAATTCTTTTGATATTGTAATTGCTTAAGGAACTTTGGATATAAGCAGGGCAGCTAATTTAATTCATTTTGCAATTTCTATTATATAGGCTCGTCTTTATCAATCTTCTATTATTAATTCTAAAGCATTTTCTAACACTATTACTATTCAATTTTCTATTGGTTTTAATGACACTGTTGTTCGACTTTATACCGACTATGAGAGTTTGTGTGCGGGAACTTATTTTATTGCAATTTATTGCGGATATTCTCTGGATTTTATTATTGGTTATTTTAAGACTTTTAGTAATGCGATTTCTAATTTTGATTCTTATAGAGTTTCTATTGATTTTAGTGACGATAATTCTAAGACTTCTATTAGCTCTATTGTATGGCTTATTCTCATGATTCTTTTATTGCAAATTCTAAAACATTTTCTATTGTTATTACAATTATTAATTCTAAGACTTTTAGTGACTCTGTTGCTTGACTTTATACCGATTGTGAGAGGCTATTTACGGGGACCTCCTTATACGACAGCACCCCCTTGTAATGCTTGGGGGAATGCCCCCGTCGATGATTCATGAGGAATGATTTTCCGAATTGGAACTGCAATTTTCCATAGAGATGTTGCAGTTACAATTTCTATTACCTCACGACTATCTCCGCTTGATAGCATGGATTTAATTAAAATAAATATTAATTTTGAACCTCACGATGCTAAGGTGAATCGTATCTATCTTATGAATACAATGATTAATGCTCCTGAAGTTAAGAAGATGAGTGCAATCGTATTGAATGCAATTGCTGTTCTTAAAGACACTGAGGATTATCAAGATCGTTATCTGATTGATTGCAATGATCTAGAAGGTAATACTATTGAACGCTTGTTCATTGGTAAGAAGATCTTTGATAAGATTGATGGTCTTGTTGGTAAGATTATTGATGTAGTCTATAAAGATTGCATAGCTGATGTTACTCAGTATATTGATGATGAAGACATCAATGAAGAGGTGAAGTTTCACACGACTACACACAAGCAAGTAGTTGATGTTGTTAAGACTAATGATATTAACTTGTTGATTGCTTGTGCTAAGCATGGTATTAAGGATATGTATAATGAATTAAAAGAGTTAAACAAATGAGAGTACTAAAGACGTTAGTGAAGTGCATCATCATATTGGTGGTGCTCTTCTTATTATCAGCTGCTGAGAGTTTAGCTGATTGGTTTGCATCAGTTATTGATGGTGATGTATTTATTAGTTGCATTATTGGTGCAATTATTGCAGTTGTTGTGCTATCTATTATTAAACCTGATAAATTCAATTAAGCTATGAGTGATTACTATGAAGTTAATGGTGAAGATTCTATCGAGATTAATCCTTTTACTGAGGCATTATTAGATGAATTAGAATCTTAATGTGTTAAGAGTAGTGCTATTAGTGCTACTCTTATTTTTTTTTAGACCCTACAAACTCCGTCTAATCAACACGACTAAACCCCTTATTGTAATTGGCGGTCGTGGTGATCGTCCTAGAAATTCTAATACTTAAAGTTATGGCAGATGAATTAAAGAATCCAGTGAGACGTTCAGTTATCGGTGAAATTATCTCTATTAAAGAAATCAATAAAGACGACTTTGAAGAAGGTAAATTTCGGCATGATTGTCGAATTGTTCGTGTTGATCCTCTGAATGGTGCTCCACTTGTTGATGTTTACATCACTAATGATCAGTATGACAAATACGGTCTTAATGCGATTATATTCGCAGGTAATGTTGTGAACTTCAGCATTGATGAGAATATTGCAGGTGAGACCGGTTATATCGACCCTGATACCAAGGAATGGACGTATCATGCAAAGACATTCAACAGCTTTGCAGGTGCTGACAATGTTGGTAGCTTAGGTCTTATTGGTGTATTCGGTAAACTTGGTGTTGGTGCGGATATTGTTTCCGGCTTCATCAAGAACATCGAGACAGCTCGTAAGCAACGTGAAGCTGTTATTAAGCCTAAAGCGGTTGAAGCTGTTGCTACTGAACAAGCAGAAGAAGCTGCGTAAATTCCGTGAGGTGGTGCTGAGTATACTCTCAGTGCTGCCTCTTCTTTTTGTTACTTAATTAATCCGACTAATGATCATGAAATTACACGTTATTTATAAAGGTCAAACTGTTGATATTTCTTATGATTTACTTTACATCAATACTGATGAAGTGAATATAAGATTCTCTAATTCAAATGCACAGAGTTGTAAATTTTTAACACAATATCTTGAAGCTAATCGTCTTGATTATATTCTTAAAGATAGAGAAGACTATAAGGAAGTTGTTGCACTTCCGGATATATTTGCACTTACTCTAAGTACAAAAGGTACATATCGTTCTCCGGTTGTTAAAGATAATTTCTATGATGCTATTATTAAACACAGTAATGACATCGAGTTAGCTCATAATGCTATTAGAGAATTTAAGCGTAATGTTAAGATAATTGATGCTAGACTTGCTGATATGCAAGATGATTTAAGTAAATCTGAATATGCTCGAAGCATTGATAATATTACTAAAGAAATACTTGAATTTAAACGCTGTAAACAGCTTGAAGCCTTAGCATTAACAGAAGAACATCTTGATGTTTCACGTGAAACAATGCCGACAGTTGAGACGTTGGAAGTGGCTTACGAAGTATCGACGTTGTTCAAACTTGAAGACTTTGCGAAGCTTCTATATATTTGCAGGTATTTGGAAGATCAATCGAAATTGTCTAAGAAATATCAGAAGGTATATGATACATTAGACAAATTAGAGAAGTATATGTATCCGGAATATGTTAAAGAAGTTGAAGCATTAGGACAGAATTTATTTGCTGAATTGCAAGAGAAAGCTGCGAAATGGGCGGAGAATGAACCGAATATTAGTGAGTGGATACGGGAGAAATGTAGGCAGTTTGGATTTGAGGTTGAGAGTGAGAATGAGGAGTAGAAATAGCGTTTGTAGCAGCGTCTCCACAACCATTCGTAATACCGTCTTCAAAAACGTCTTCTCACGCGCCTCTCCGACGTTCAAATATTGCAAATTAAATTCAAAGTATTTCATACAGAGAACCGAAAACCGTAAAAAGTTTAGAATTAACTGTAGAAAAGATGCAATTAAAAGCTTTGAATTTATACGCAGAATATCAGTAGTAATTGCAAATTAAATTCAGAGTGTCAAAGCCCTACAGTCTAAAGCTGCAAAAAGTTTTGAATTAGAATCTGAATTTGCGGAAATAGAATCTGCGAAGCTATGCTAGTAATTGCAAATTAAAATCAGAATGTCGCAAAACGTGAACCAAAAGCAATAAAAAGTTTTGAATTAGCATTAAAATGTATGCAATTAAAATCTTCGAAGTATTAGCACTATTTGCAAATTAAATGCAGAATGCTAAATTCAGAGCAATGCAATATGCAAAAGATTTTGAATTAGTAGCAGAAAAGATGCAATTAAAAGCCTAGAATTTATATGCGAAGTACTAAAAGTAATTGCAGAATACTCTAAAATGCGAATCTGAATCTTTAAAGAATTTAGAGTAAGCATTAGAGTATATGCAGTTGAAAGACTCAAAGCGTTAGCACTAGATTCAAAATTAATTCAAATAGTTTTAAAATCTCAACCTTGAATATCAGAATTATTTGAATTAGAATCAGAATGAGTATTCTCAAAACTCTTAATATTTGCAATTGTATCAATGTTATATTCAGTATAATTAATACAGAATAAGGCAATTTGAATACAATTAAGAGTATGGAGTATAGAGTATACAATATTCAGTGAGCTATTAAATGCTTTAGAAATATTCGCAGAAATATTCGCAATAAATCCTAAGCATATTCAAAACAATTTGCATTAACATTCCAAATATCAAAATACTTCGAATTAACATCAATATGATTTGAAGTAAACTTAGATATTTTTAGATTAATTATTTAAGCTTTATAACTAATACTACATCTCATTAAATTTGTAGTATTAGTTTCATTTAAAACATTAAGCGTATGATAGTATATATTAAAGACCGAATAACAGATGAAGTCATAGCAGTAACTTATGATGTATTCGTAGTATATGGAAACGAATTAATATTCACTAAACAGAAAGCAGCAAAAGCTATTGCAAATAGTTTAAGTGATTCAATATTATTCTTAGTACATAGAGAAGCAAAGCACTTTATCTCGTATTCAGCAGAAATTGACCAATCAATTGTAACATTAAATAAGAATTTAATTGCAATTGCAATGGACAGTGGAAACAAAGAGTATGAGATAAATCACTTAGAGTATAAAAACCAATTAGAACAATGGAAACATGACATCGAGAACTCTAAGAATAGTTGTAACTGATATTGAAGCAGAATGGTTAGTTCCAGTAACAGCATCAATATCATGGGTAGATTATCAATTAGTTCTTAAATTAACATCATCACGAACAAGACACGGAGTACAAGAGTTTCTTAGAAGAAACAATATACCTGTAACAGAGTTCGTAGATGAAAAAGAATTAATAGTAGATCCAAGAGAATTACAAGAAGTATCTATAAAAGAATCTAATATAACAACAAAGGAGCTTTTAGAGAGACGGAATGATGATGAGTATTAATCTTAATATTATCAATAATGATTATAAGATTAACTATAGTATGTACGAGGTATAATGTGACAATGGAAATATTGTGTCACAAAGATACCGAATGTGTAGTATCAGATGAAACAATAGAAATAAAAGTAGCATCAGATAAAGTAAGAAATAAAATCAAAGAATTTTGTAGATTTATAAGAGTGAGTGTAAAAGAATATCCACTTGTACATAAACTTGTAATATTAAGAGAATCAAAGAAGATATTCGTAAAGACTTTTAACAATCAGTAAAGCTTTCCAATCCCCAATAGGGAACAAGGACTGGAAGGAGCAGCATTTAGCATCCCTATAGTAATAACTTTAGAAATGGAAGATTATTTTACAACAGAAGAAATAGTAGGAGCATTAGTATTCATATTTTTAGCAATTGTACCTCCATTAATATTGGAGTATCGAGAGAAACATCGTAAATAGTATTAATATTTAAATGAGTAATTATGGAATTTATATTTGCTTTATTAGTATTAGTAATATTATTTTTAATTACTTGCAGATCTATGGCATCTATAGAAAAAGACATACATAGAAAAGCAGACCCATTCGATCCTAAATGTGAAGAACGAAAAGCAGAGGAACGAAGGGAATATGAGATTATGCATCCGTTCGAGTTTATAAATTAAAAAATACAATTATTAGCATTACCACTATGAGAAAGAAACTTCTCACAACCAAAGAAATTAAAAGATATATCAAGACACATGATACGATAGAAGAAGTATTGTATTGTTTAGTGTTTTTCTTAGTACCATTTGTATTTTACTTAGCAGCACATTTCAAATACTTATTTGACTATGTGGATGATGAGGAACTTCAAGTGTACTTAGAAGCTGAAAAGAGATATTCAGCAGCAACAAGAATATGGTTATTAGCAATAATAGCAATACTCTTAGTAATACTTATAGTAAAGATTTGACCGCCATATATTGAGAATGAGCCTTTGTTTAATGGAGATGACCTCTCGGTTGTCTCCATATAATTAAGGTCACAGAAGGCAAATTCAAACGTTTTAAATGGCATTTTCAAGTCTGACTTCCGGTATGGTAAAATCGGTTATAAATAAAAGTAAACGCAAAATTTTATGTTTGTAATAGTAGCATCAAGTGCAAAATCAGATATTGAATCAAAGGAATGTGTATGTTTAACTAAAGTAGACAAAATAGAAACATGTTTTGATAAAACAAGAGTTACATTCGCATCATTAAACGCAAAGAATGATGCAGAGTATGAATTAGAAGGAGCAGATGTAAACTATGAATTTGTGACTTCATTAACATTAGAGTTTAAACAAACACAAATAATCGCAATAATGCCTTAAAAGATGTATATACAAATAAAATCAAAATCATGTACAACATCAGTAATTGCTGTTGTATCTGTGAAAGAAAAAGATCTCAATGAGGTAGAAATAAAATTCAAAGATAAAGAAGCATTAAAGTTAGCAAGACTAAACTTATCTAACGTAGGTTTAACTGTATCCGAACGTGCGTTTAGAAGAATGAGAATAAAAGGATACAAACAGTTATTAATTAAATAAATTGTAATTATGGAAGTACAAGTAGCACAAGTGAACAAAGCAACCATCAAGGATGTTATTAGTATTCGTAGTAATGATGCTAATAACGCAGTAGTTGTATTTAAAGATGCAGCAGCATTTAATACAGCTAAAAAGATATTATCATCAGCTAAGATGAAGTTTACACCATTATATGTAACACCAATGATATATCTACCACAGGGTACTGCATTGCTTGTAACAGTATGAGTATATGGAATATTCTAAAGAGTTTCTATCTCAATTTAAAGTAGATGCAACAAACTATACGTATGTGCCAGTTGATAATCAACCACACGTAGTACCACTTATAAGAAAAGGTACAACAAAAAAGTTTGAAGCATTGGTATATGCAGAAGAATTATCTTTACGAGCATTTCAATGTGCAGCAATACAATGTGATTTGAAGTTATTACAAGACTGTCAAGGGTGTCGATGTTTGCCGGGGGGACGTAAAGATGGAAAAGCAGTAGTATTTAAAATAGAATACATTTATCAAGTACATGAACAGTGACATATTTAAACCTAGTTTGCTTCCAGATAAGGACAAGACCAAGTTTGTAAAGCAAGTACAGCAAGAGTACAAGCACATAGGTTCAATAAAATATAGATCGGGTTCAACATTATGGCAATTTAACACAGAAACGGGAGAATTAAAACCCGCAAAAGTAACAGTTAAAGAGCAATTAATATGGACATCTAAAGGTGATTGTACTAAAAAGACACGTAGCGTCATTTACGAGGACAAATGCGTTTACATGTGGGCGTTAAATAGAAAAAACGCTGAAAAGAAGATCCTCAGAGTTATTAACAATATAATTAGAAAAAGACAAGAGAATCAATGATTGTACATTTTATTATTTTATGGTTTACAGTAGCATTACTAATTGTATTAGTTATATTTTTAGTGGATTCAATAGGTTATATGTATTATCACCGAATGGAAATGGTTTGGTACGTTCAAATGATAATAGCATTAGTGTTATCATTATTCATTTTAGGTGGAATAGTATTAATTGCATTCGCACTTGAATCATTTTGTTCAGTTGTAGGTCTATTGCAAGACGTATCTGTAACTGCATTATCACCGAGATAAGTGTTTGATTATTAGGCTAAGTCAAAATTAATGCTTATCTTTGTAGGCTTTATGATGTTTGAGTTTCAAACGTAGTTATTAATCTATTTATTAATCTTTCTTATTATATGGCGAAAAAGAAAAATCTAAAGACATTTGTTATTCAACAAAGTGATATTGATAAGGCTATTAATTATCACTTAGATAAAGGCGGTAAAGATCATAGATATCTTGCTGATTGTTTAGAGCGTGAAATGTTTTACAGTTATTGCTGGGAAACTATTCATCGTTCTGTTCGTCCGTGGGATGGTTTTCGAAAGATATTGAATACTGTTGTTGATAGTTTGTTTTGTGATATGCCTTCGATTACAATTAAAACAATTGCAATTGACGGTGCTATTACGTTCCGAACTGCTCAATGTAATGGTGTGAGATAATGAGTGGTGAATGCAGTAATTGCGAATCTAGACAGCGTAGGGGTAATGACCCTCGTTGTCTAGTTTGTATTTATTTCAATCCTGCAATATTTAATAAAGGTTTTACTAATGTTAAATCACAGCATTTTATTACTAAAGTTAAGAAAGCAATTGAAGATGCTAAAGTATTCAGAGATAAGGCTAAGATTGCTGATTTACGACTTAAAGTTAAAGATGTTGATGAAGTTCTTAATTCAAATAATAATTCTCGTACATTTCAAGAAATATTTGATGATAAGAAAGAGCATTGGCAAAAACTCGGACTTGATATTACAAATATATGTGGATTTGAAGATGCACATAAAGAAGTTTCTGAAGTTCATGAAAGTGATAAAGGTAATTTCTATTTTACATTTCCATGTTCTACGAAACTTAGAAATAAATATGTTCGTATTTATGGAACTGATATTTCGACGAGAGCTGCTATTGAAAAGATGTACCCTGATACTGATTATATTCAATATGATTCTGTAGAATGGAATACTCCTAATAAATATACTCGTTGTAAACCTTGTGATTGTTATACAGAATGGATATAGAAAAAGCTTTTGAGAGTATTCAAAATAATCTCATTGTTACTAGAGAACGTGATCATTGTATTACTCAAGTTTGTCCTTGTTGTGGTAAGTATAAGTTTAGTGCCAATCCTAGCAATGTTATGGGTAATTGCCTAGATTGTGGATATACTGTTATGAATAACAGAGGTACTATTGATAGATTCAAAGGACAAGGTGTATTTGCACTATCTCGTGGTGCTAAAGGTGGTATCTTTTCAATTGTTGAAGGCGGATGGGAAGCCGCAATTGAAACACTACCTAAAGCTGTTGCAAATGCGTTTGATTGTACGATTAATGAACTTGATTATTGTATTCTTCATTCTGTTAAAGATGATAAAGTAGTTACTATTGATTTTAAAGGTATGCTCTAAGTTCCGCCCCGTTCCAGTCCTATCTCCCTACTGGGGTCTGGAAATGCTACGTGGAGTGATGCTAATACTAAAGTATATATTATGACTGAAATAGACTTTGTTGTTGGTGATAGAGTTGTTACCTCTAGGGGAATCTATGGTACTATTGTATCTATTGATGAGAGTGCTGATACTTCTCAAGTTAATATTGGTAGCAAAACTGTCACTCTGTATAATAATCAGTTATGGTCGGTTAAGAATCGAATTTCTGTTGTTTGTTATTATACAGATGGTTATGAAAATTATAATAGGCTTGTTACACTTCCTAAACAGTTTAAACTATATGACTTTACTAAGCCATTAGATAATGAATTGTTGGATTATTGTAAAAAGGCTATTATTAAAAGTGTTAAAGGTATTTTTACGATTACGAAAATTGAAATTTAAATATGAAAGCAAATCTTACTTATTCTCTTATCTCTGCTGATTTAAAGCAAGGGATGTATTTGTTGGTCAATGATCATCTTGGTTATGTTAGTCGTATGAATGGTGATGAAGCGATTATTTCGTTTTATTTCGAAGACGGTAAAGTCATTAAGCTTGCTAAGCAAACTATGACTCGTGAAGATGCTATTCATACTTATGGCGAATCTGTGATCAAGTTGATTGCAATTGTTGATGGGAATCCTATTTCCATTAATCATCAGAATTATAAGAAGATTTTTACTCCTATGCTTACATTTGCTAAAGGTGCAGAAGAATCTTATATTGGTGAATTTATTCGTACTAAAGAAGGTCGTAATCCTCTATACGGTGAAGTATCTCCGGTTTATTCTATGCTTAAAAGTGGTGATACTGTCACTATTACAAGTCTTGAAGTTGTTGATCGTTACAGTTTGTATGATTTTACCAAAAGACTTGTTAAAGTCAAAGAAAAGAAATCCGGTTCTAAGTTCTTAGTTACTCATATTGATGATGAGAAAGAAGAACTTCTTGTTAATCGTAACGATGTAACTCTTGGTGAAAAAGATAAATATGATTTATTTAATGTTATGAATTTTGATGCGTTAAAGAATCTTGTTGCAAGTGGTGAAGCAAAGACTGTTGAAGCTAAAGGTAAAACAAAATCTGAAGCTAATCCTAATGGTAATGCTTTTTATCGTTTGCATAAGAGCAAATGGAAAGCTACTTATAGTAAACTTGAAGGTCAAGATCATTATCAGTGGCTTGCTGTTCGTGAAGAAGATGAAGCAAATAATGAAGCTAAACTCGTTGTTCCTATCTCTGTTCCTATTACAAACATTCCGAAACATCAATTCAGTGGTTTCGATAATGAGTATTGGATTCCGGGTACAATTCGTGAAATGAATCAAGCTAAGGCTGATCTCAAGAATTTTGTTCCTTTTAGAGAAGGTCTTCCGATCTTTGGTAAACTTACTACTACTGTTCTTAATGGTAAAGAGTTTACTTATTTTCTTCTTGATAACATTAAACAAGAATCTGTTAATCACTACATCTTTAAGCATCGGGATATTACCGAGGAACGCCGGAGTGAATTAACCATTAAGAAGCTGCCTACGCTTTAATACAAGCTCGTAGAGGCACTTTTGTATTGAAATAAACCAATTGGTTCACTTTAATACAAAGTGTCTCTATGGGTCTAAAATGAGCCAAAATGAGGATAGTTAAAATTGAAGTGCCTGTTTATAGGTATGCTGAACTTAGTGATAGTGCTAAAGAAGCTGCTAAAAGTAATATTCTTAGTATTACACGTAATGCTCAAGATTTTACTGATTCTGTTAAACATACTCTTGATGTTTTAGGTATTGAAGAAGCCGAGGTTTATTATAGTCTTGGTAGTTGTCAAGGAGATGGTCTTTGTTTCACTGGTAGTATTACATGGAATAAAGCTATGGAGATTCTTTATATTAAAGAGAGTATTGCCAAGCTAGATAAAGACTTTGTTAAGTCTTGTGAAGATTGTATTTATTCTATTAATTTCTATAAATTTGATAGAATGTATAATCATTGCAATACAGTTACTGTTGAATTTGAAGATAGTAGCTGGATGTATGCTGAGGATTTTACTAGGCTTAAAGATATATTTCTTACTTGGTATAAAGCTCTTTGTAATAAATTTGAACATCAAGGTTATAAATGGTTTTATGAGATTAGTGAAGAAGATGTTGCTGAATATTGTAATAATAACGATATAGAATTTACAGCTGATGGAAACGTCTTTATTGAACCTACTTAAACCTTATGAAGATATTAGTATTGCTTTTCAACGTTATCTTCTCCAAGTCACTAATGGTAGTGGTAATTTTATTGAGTTTGCTACTACGTTATCTTGGCGTATGCAGTTGGGAATGGTTCTGGAGTTTCTCGATATTGTTTATGATGTCACAATTTCTATATTCCCTAACGGAGGAGCTGTTATCAAAAGTATTAACGGAAGACAAATGGTTGCTGATGTGTATACAACTGATGAACCTATCCACCCGCTTGTTCGTTATTATAATACTATTGATGTTGCTTGTAAATACATTTTAAAACCCTTTTAATTATGGATGCTACAGATAAACCTAAAATAAAAATTAAAGCGGTAGGAGATACTGTATCTGGTATAGTTTATGTAACCGAAAAAGGTTCTTATCTTATAGCTGTGAATTTTAGAGGTTATAATGATAAACATCCTGATTGTTCTACTATGGATTTACACGCTTGTTGTCCTAATGAACCTGATGGTGAACCTGATTATCGTCTTAAATCCGAAAGATTTGTTGTTGTAGATGAATTCTGATTTTAATAAAGATGCGCTACTTAGGTCTGCCAAACGTATTAACGTTTCTTATTTTAAAGAACAACAAGAAGATGCTATTAATGCTATTTGGCAATGGTGGCAATCACAATCTATAAGTTTTACTCTTAGTGGTTATGCTGGTACTGGTAAAACTTTTATCATGCGTCATCTTGTACGTTATTTGATAGTTGAAAAGGTTTGTGTTACAGCTCCAACTCATAAAGCTCTTCGAGTTCTTGAAAATAGTTCCGGTAAGAAAGGTATGACCATTCAATCTCTATGTGGTCTTAGACCTGATGTAGATATTGAAGATTATAATATTGAGAATCCTTCTTTTAAGGTTATAGGTGAACAGAAAATGAGAGGTTATAGACTTGTCATTATTGATGAGTGTTCTATGATTAATCCTGGTCTGTTTAATCTACTTATAAAGACGGCTATTCAGTGTCGATGTAAGCTGCTCTTTCTGGGAGACAAGCTACAGATACCGTATGTGGTAAAACGAATGAAAGGTGAAGAAGAAGATACTTATAATCGTATTAGTCCTTCTTTTACTCATACTGATGTTCAATTTCGTTTAACTCAAATTGTTAGACAAGAAGCTGGTAATCCTTTGCTTGAACTGTTTGGTATTATTCGCTCTGATTTGATTAACGGTACTGCTAATTTCTATCAGTATATTCTTCAAACTCGTGAAGCTGTTAATGCTCAAGGTGAAGGTTTTACTATTATGAATAAACTTGATTTCCGTAATAAGGTTATTGAAATGTTTAGTTCTGATAACTTTAGTAAGGATATTAATTATGTTCGACTTATTGCTTTTACTAATGATTGTATTGGCTTTTGGAATACTTTTATTCGTGATGGTGTTCTGAATAATCCTCAAGGTATGATAACAAAAGATGATATGTTTACTGCATATCGTACTGTATTTGATGAATATAAATCCCCTATTATTATTAATAGTGAAGATTATGTTGTTCATGATGTTCGATATTATGTAGCAGATAATGGTCTTGCTTGTTATTGTATTACATTGAGATCTGCATTTGATGGTAAGGTTACTCCTATGTTTAAGATCATTGATTTTTGGGATTCTAATAACATGGATAATTTCGGTGCTATGCTAAATGCAATTCATTATAAAGCTCTTACTGGTACTGATCGTAGTAGATGGTTTAGATACTTTAGATTTAAGGATATACATCTTACTATGACCGACTATAGACTCAATGCTGCTAACAAGAATAGACTTGTTGCTAAAGATATTGATTATGGTTATGGTATAACTGCACATAAGAGCCAAGGTTCTACCTTTGAAAATGTTTGTATTGATCTTGATGATATTATCTATTTTCAAACTAAGTGGGGTAAGCGTATTAGACGTAACTCTGCTGAAGCTCTTAGACTTCTTTATGTAGCTATGAGTAGAGCTACTAAACACGCTTATCTAAAATTATAAACTATGGGAAAAGGTGTTACTCTTAGTAAAAAAACATGGTCTTAATCCAAGTATGGCAGTATGTCCTATTTGTGGTAAGGCTGAAAGTGTTGCTTTATTAGGTCATATCAAAGGAGATGAAGAAGCTCCTAGATATATATAAGGAGATATTTGTGACGAATGTAAAGCTAGAGTTGCTGATAATAAGTGTTTCGTTATATCTGTTGGTGAAGATCAACGTCTTAAACGCTATACTATTGTTAGTAAAGATATATTTACACAAAAGGTTGAAGGTTGTGCTGTTCTTATGAAAGAAGCTGACTTCAATGCTGTATTTAATAAACATTAAGATATGGAACATGTTTATGTGTTTGATTATTGTACATCTTCAATATATCATTTTACTGTTAAGAATGATGAAGATATTGAAGAAGTTATGAGAGATAAAGGTCTTAGCCTTGATGATTGCTATTATATGGCCTCTGAAAGTCCTATTGATATTGAAGAACTTTAAATTGATATTATGCTTACAAGTGAAGAACAAGTTCAGAATATAGATAAGATTTATGTTCTGAAAGAATGCTGGGGAGGTTTTTGTGGTATGGGTAGTAATCAACGTATTATTCATAATCGTTGGATGGTTCCTATTACTTGGGTTGCTGAGCAATGTTCTATGAGTGCTGTTCAAGTTCTCGAAGAACATTTGTTTGCTAGTGGTTTAAATGTTGATACTGTTGGTAAGATGGAGTTCCTTAAAGCTAGAGCTAATCTTAAAGGTTATGATCTTACTGCTGTTGTTTGTTCAACTCTGAAATACGAAGACGGAACTTCTGTTTATGCCGATACTACCGAAGAAGACAGAAAATAGATTGCCAATTTCTACAGATGTTTTGATTAATGGTATTGCTTTGACCATTACTAGATGTACGTTTCAAGAATATAAGATGAGGTATAATATAACTTCTGATGAATTTGATGATCTTGATAAAGGTTATGAATGTGTTTATAATCCTTATCATATTATATTTATACCTGATATTATGGCTATTGATATGTTTGATTTGTAAGGTGCAGATGCTCCGCTCCCTACCACTCCTTCATCCCTACTGGGGTTTGCAAAGTTTTACTAAATGTTGTTGATATGGCATTAACTGATGAAGAATATAAAGCGTTAGGTGAAGACGAATATATGATTGATGATCTTCTTGTTGAAGCTTCTCCTATTTCGTTTGGTGCTTATTGTGAAAAGTATTCGTTTGATTCTACCGAATATGATTGTGATGTAAAAGGATATGATGTTAAGATTTTTAGAGATGCTGAATCTTTTCATACTGTCTTTATGCAACGTAGTTTGTTTGAACAAATTGCTGCTAAAAGTAATTACTGATGCAAACGAGATTTTCTAATATGTTTGAAGATACGTCTGATGAATTACGTGAAGATGATTATTGTGATAAATGTGATCTATGTGTGCGGAACTCTCTAATCCCCAGTAGGGGACAAGGACTGGAAGGGAGCGGAACTATCCTACATTTAGTTGCTGCTCCTAGTCCTGCTGATAGAAAGACTAAATACGTACTTAGTGGTAACACAGGTAAATTCATTAGACGTATTCTTGAAGATAAGAAATTACTTGCTTTATCGTATATTACTTCTGTTGTCAAATGTGGTACATCTCAGACTATTAATGCGAAAGCAATTGCTGAATGTTTTCCTAGACTTCAAAGAGAGATTGCTAGAGTTGAACCTAGTATGTTCATAACTTATGGTAAAGATCCATATTTTATTGTTAGTGGAGGTAAAGCTTTTCCTAAAGGTGGAGAAGGTATTGATGTGCTTCCTAATGGTAAGATACATATTTATACTATGAGTCTTGAATATATGCGTAAGAATAATGACTATAGTTATCTTGATCGTGCGTATGATACTGCTGTTATTGCTTATCGTAAATTTGTTAATCAATGGGTTATTTTAAAATAAATGGCTGCTAATAAATCGTCTACTACTAGTTGGATATATGATATTGAATGTTATCCGAATATGTTTGAGGTTGCTTTCATTCCTTATGGTATTCCTCAAGATATTATTGATTTATACATTGCTGCTGATATAGCTAAGAATAAAGAGGATAAACGTCTTATTCTTGAAGCTATGGGTGCTAAAACTTTTATTATTTATAGAGCTTATCATGAAGATAAATTTGAACGTCAGAATATGACACCTGCTTCATGGGATGATTCTAATAATATTAGTAGTGGTATTGAAGGTCTTTATATGTTTTTTAAATCTCATAAAATTATCATTGGTTATAATAGTTTTAACTATGATATGACCATGCTTGATATATTTATTCATTATGCTCCTACATTTGATTGGAAGACTGGTCTTCGTGAAGATACTTATGGTAGAAAGCAACATATAACTGAATTTCTATTCGAGCATTCTCAGAAAGCTGTTGATAAAGATATGGGTGGTAAAACGTATCGTAGACTTCTTGATTTTTATAAAGGTCGTAGATATTTTCGTCCTTTTACCGATTTTGATATTCAAAAGATTCTATATCTTGATGCTACATTTGTTGCTCTTAAAGCTGTTATGATAGTTCTAAAATGGTATCGTATTCAAGACTTACCTATTCATTGGAGTTATCGTATTAAACGAGATGAGATAGCACTTGTAACAGATTATAATATTAATGATGTTCTTGGTACTGATGCGCTTGTTAAGAATCAACAGAAAGAATTAGATCTTCGTGCTAAGCTAAGTGAGATGTATGCTATTGATTTACGTAATATGTCTCGTAGTTCTATTGGTAAGAATCTAATGACTAAGTTCTATTCTGAATGGTCTGGTATGCCTTCTTATGAGTTTGTTGATCTTAGAACTGAACGCAGTGCTGTGCCTATTGGTAAAGTTGTCAAAGATAGTATTCAATTTAAGACTCCTTTTTATAGGAAGATTCTTGAATCTATTCAGAGATATAGTATTTATATTGGTCTTGGTAGTCCTAAGCAAAGTGAACTTAAACGTGAATCTATTGCTAATGGAATCGTTGTTACTACATGGAGAAAGAGTTTTCAATCTTTAGAATTTCTTTCTCATGATAAGGGTTATACAATGGCAAAAGGTGGTCTTCATAGTAAAGACGATCCTCGTGTCATTTGGGCTGAATCTGGTGAGATTCTTGCTGATCCGGACGTAAGTGATGTGGCGTCCTAACTTCTCTAACTGCGGGGATAATTTATAACTAATACTACTAAACATCGTAGTGATATAGATGTGGCGAAAGGTAATGCTCTAGGTATAGTAAAAAGGTATTAGTGTTTTTGAATCCGCAACGAAGCATCTGATTACAGATGTGTGTTCATCGACTATCGCGAAAGCGAGTACTCCTACATTTAGTAGTGGGGAAACGGGAAGAATTAACTTTATGGATACAGAGTACATAGAAGTTTCAGGATTTCTTTGTATCTTTATATTATTAATTTTAAAAATGATATAGATATGAAAGATTTTATTAGAGAAACTGACAATGTTACTTATGGTACTTTTAGTCATCTTGCTGGTATGGGTGTTTATCAGATTAGATGTAAGTCTGAAAACAAAGCTTATATCGGTAGTTCTAGTAATTGTCAAGAAAGAGTTCAAAAACATTTTTCTGAACTTAGATTGAATAAACATACAAATAAAAGACTTCAAGCTGCTTTTAATAAATATGGTTTTGAAGATTTTGTTTGTAGTATTGTTATATATGTTGATGATAAATATAATTTATCTGAGGTTGAAACCAATTATCAAATTAAACTTGGTATTGATAATATATATAATGATAAAATTACTGGTTATTATATGATTGATGAATTGAGGGAAGCTATATCTAATGTTGATAAAAGCTCTCATAAAACAGAAGAATATAGAGCTAGAATGGCATCTCTTAAGCAAACTCAAAAAATTGCTAGATGTGATTATGATACTGGTAAAATTCTTTTTGTTTATGAGAATTTTCATGCTCTTCAAAAGATTAATCCTCAAGTCAAACGTAGTACACTTCTTTCTGCTTGTAATGGTAATAAGAAATCAGCTTATGGTTATAAGTGGAAATATGTTCCTTTAGATACTCCTACAGGTGAATATCATGAAGTTAGTTAAGATATAGTCAGTCGAGCTATAGGTACTATGCTCATGCACATCAATGTACCCTAGTTTCATCGTCGAATATGGTGTTGCACCTCATCATTTATCTAAAGAAGTCTTTGTTGGCATTGTTAAATGGTTACGTGAAACTCGTGTTGAAGCTAAACATACTGGGAGAAAGTTAGAAGCTGATGCTCTTAAGATTGTTATCAATAGAATTTATGGTGCTCTTAATGATGCTATGGATTATCTATATGATCCCGAATGTACTTATACTGTAACGATTAATCTGCAATTACTACTATGTGGTTTGATAGAAGCATTTGAGTTGAACAACTTCGATGTGTTATCTGCAAATACAGATGGTCTACTTGTTAGATTACCTCTTAATCGTCAAGGTGTGTTTAAACATATCTGTAATGAATGGAGTGCTTACAGTAAATTAGATCTTGAAACTGAAAAGTTTGAGAAGTATTGTAGAAGTGCTGTTAATGATTATATTGCTGTTGGATATGGTTTCTATGATGCTTTACAAGAATATAATCGTTGTGGTGTCTGGATTGATTCTAAAGGTAATACTTACACTACACGTCAAGCTATTGAAGATAAATTTATTAAGTTTAAAGGTTATTTTCTTCAAGATCCTGAATACAATAAAGGTTTTGTTTATCCTGTTGTTAAGAAAGCTCTTAAAGAATATTTCCTTTATGGTGTTGATATTACTGAATTTATTAGAAATTATATCAATACTTCTCGTACTGCTATTTATGATTACTGTTTTAGTCAGAAAGTTGCTGGTAAATATACTACAATTTATAAGACAGTTAGAGATGGTAAACCTGTTTATATTAAGTGTCAAAAGCATAATCGTTTTTATATTTGTAAAAGTGGTGGAGGTGCTATAACGAAAGCTATTGTTCCTGATTCTGATAATATAGCGTATGGTGATGATATTAGTGGAATTGTTGTTGAAGAAGAGAAGTCGCTTGTTGCTGGTCAGAGAGTTGCTTTGTTTAATGATTACGAATATAAAGAAGATTATAATCTTAATTACGGTTTCTATATTAATGAAGCCTATAAGATTCTTTATGGTAATGGTAAAACAGGTAAAGGTGAACGTCGTGGTATTAACAATAATAGTAATAACTTGTTTGGTTGGTAAGATATGAAGAGAGATAGAGCTGTTATTTATAAAGATTTTTATACCAATAAATTCTCAGCTGTTAAAGCTGTTATTGTTGTGTATTTAGATGCTGCCTTTGAAGATTTCTTTACTCAATATCCTTTCAATAGTAAGAACTTTAAAGATTACGACCATGATAAGATGCTTAAACATATTGTTTTTGATCTTTGTCGCATCATGGGTGATGCCGGTTTTAGGTTATATGAATTATTAACTGATTATGTTGATGATGTATATAATCGTAATGAGATAGAACAATGCGCTAGAGCTGTTCTTGATAATATTAAACTTACAGATGTTAATTAAGATAGATGAAAGATTACGATATTTCTGAAAAATATAAGCGTATTTATCAGGGTATTCTTAAATGGAAACAAGCTGGTTATAAAGGTCTATTTCAATATACTGAACGTATTGATATTCCTCTTGTAATTAGTGAGGTTATTCAGCATGTAGCTAATCAAGTCGAAGCTGATCCTTATGTTCACATTGTAGTTCCTGATATTAAGACGAAAGATTCTCTTCGCAAGCGTATTATTCATACAGGTGTAGTTATAGATTTACTTAAAGATTTTATTGATCGTATCACTAAAACTTGTAAAGGTAAAGATATGCTATATGCTGATACGTTTGTGATGCTTGATTGTACAAATGAAGCTTATCATAAAGATGATACTTATTTCAAGAAGTTGAAAAAAGTAGCTGCTGATAGGTTTTTATTTGTTACTACGAAAAAGATTCCTGTTAATATGTTAAAAGCGTTTACTGCTTGTGGTATTCCGGTTGTTGATACTATAACTAAAGGTATGGCTTTGGAAGAAGGTTGGATTTCTCCTTATGTCATATATAATGTTGGTATTGAGTTTACAAGTGAAGAAAAAGAGCTATATAAACAACTTACTGAACAAATTTCTTCTATGCTTTCTATATTTAAAGGTAAAGCTAAGATGGTAAATTATGAGTTTAGGAAGTTTACTCATTTACGTATGGATATGGTAGAAGATGATATGGCTCTTATTAAAGCTTGTCATATGGGTGTTAATTATGTAAATAATCTTACTGATAAAGTAGAGCATATACATAGTGAAACAGTACGTAATATGGTTGCTGAAGTTATGGGTTGGAAAGCTAATCTTGATCTTTCTAATGACTATAATAAGCAAGTAGAAATGTATTGGAATCCCGATAATATACTCACTCGTACTAAAGCATTTAGTGATGCTATTGAGAAACGTTTAGAGTTATATAATAATAATCTTAATAAGAGAGAAGCTATTGCTACTGCTATTAAGAATATTAAAGGTAAAGGACTTGTTCTAAGTAAGACTCGTTCTATTACTAATTTTGTTGAGACTTTAGATTACTGTATGTGTTGGTATAGAGGTATGACTTCTAGAATTTGTTATGATTTCAATGGTCAGCCTTATACTTATACTACTGGTGCTAAGAAAGGTGAACCTAAAGTATTTGGTGATATTGGTATCCGAAAAGAATGTTTAAAACATCTTGAACATGGTGATGTTTCTGTTATTGCTACTGATGAAGTTGCTAATGTGATTTTTGATGTTGAGGGTCTTACTACAATTATATGTACCTCTCCATACTGCAACCCATTTAAGACCATTTCCGACAAGAAAGAGGAACAACCATACATAAATAAGCCTACTATTATAATATGGCTTTATATGCAAGATTTCGCACTCAATTCGGACGATTACTGCACGTCAAAAGAGAAAGAAAAGCTCATTGATGCGCAGAGTAAATTTACTACTGATATTGTCTGGATTAACGGCATTAAAGATGTTAAATTTTAATTTTTGATGATTTAGTGCTTACTATTGTTGCACACGTCAAAAATATTATCTACTTTTACCAATGGAAAATAAAGACAAAGAAAACGATAAAATGAGTGAAGAAGTTATTACAGATGATGCTACGAAAGACGGTGCTAAAGCTGCTGCTAATAAAGGTGAAGTTGTAAAAACTAATAGTGGAGCTGTTGCACAAGCAAATAAAGATGTAATTACTCGTAATCTCGCTGTTCTTGGTGAATATAGAACTTTTGCTGAAAGTCTTATAAATACTGATCTTGGTGCGAGATTTAAAGAAAATGTAACTAAAGATGGAACTGTCACTGAAGTTATTAACATTGATAACATGGTTACTTGTTTATTAACTGGGCAGGAATTAGGTCTTTCTCCTATGACTTCTCTAGCTTATGGTCGTAATCTTAATCTCGACGCTATTCAAAAGGTTGAACTTGGTAAAACTCTTGGTCTTTCTGTTACCGCTTCTTTAAAGAATATATTCTGTTTTGAAAGTGGTGGTACTAGACAAGTTTATACGGGAATTAATGTTGTTGAGGGTTGTCTCAATAAACATCATATTGATATTGAGATTGATGAAGACTTTGTTCCCGTATATGAATATTTTAATGTTCAGCTAAGTAAACCTATTATTGAATTTAAACCTGAACGTCACATTGATATTGATGAATATAATGATGATTATGTTCATAAAATGATGGCGGAACAAGGTATGATTCCTGTTACTCGTGTTGTTAAGACTTATCGTACAACTGTTACTCTTGTTCGTAAAGGTAAAAGAACTACAATTTCTTATACTCTTCAAGAAGCTATTGACGCTGGTCTTAAATCGGGTAAAAACTCAATTACCGGTGCTGATGTTAAAGGTAAAGATAATTGGGATAAACACACTCGTTCTCTTATGAGAAAAATGGCGATTATGATCGCTGCTCGTATCTGCGCTAATGATATTCTTAACGGAATGTATTGTGATGTTGAACTTAAAGACGTTAAATCTATTAATGATGATTACGTTGATGTTCAATATGTAGAAGCAGATGATAACGCAAATTATTAAAGAATAAATACCGTTTGTGGTAGTGATATTGCAAACATCTATCTTACATAAACTATTAATAAAGTTAAAGTCATGGAAAAATTTAATTTTGATTTCTTGAAAGCTGGTATCAATGAAGGTCGTTTTGAAACTGTAGCTAAAGCTGCTAAAGTGAGTGATGAAATTCGTCCTGAGTTGGTGGTGAACATCTCCATTAACAAGATGTGTATTAACGGTCTTGCATCTAAGATGCTTAACATTGAAACAGGCGACTATATGAAAGCTATGGTCTTGACTGCTGATCAATGTGAGAACGATGTGAACAAGAAGTTCTTCATCATGGTTTCTAAAGTGAAAACTGACGACATGATGACGCTTGCTGCTGTCGGTAAAGCTAAAGGTGTTGGTCGTAAATTGTTCTGCTCTTACGCAGCTTGCTACTCTCAATTCTTGCAGAATACTCCGGATGCACAAGCTATCACCGCTGATAAGTTGGCTGAACTTGGCTATGCTTACGGAATTGATAAGAAAGATTCTGAGGGTAAACCTTACATGAAGTACACCGCTAACCGAGAGGTTCACTACGAATTGGTTGATACCGGTATCGACTATCCGAACTCTGACGGCTCTATGTTACGTATCTGGGCTTGCGTGAACGCACAGATTATCGACCGTCCTTACGATCCGTCTGTTGAAGCTGAAACTGCTGCTGATGATGCAGAAAATAAGAAAGCTGATACACCGGAAACTGTAGCCGATACCGCAAATGCTGAACCTGCTGCTGAAACGCAGGATGAAACTGCTGCTTCTCAAGAAACCTCTGGTGACGGGGATGATATTTAATCTATATCCGTGACAACACATTGCTTAACTAAGCAAATCTATCTTACAGAAAGAGGGACTATTAAGGTTCCTCTTTTTTTTACTCTTTAAATTACTTATAAAATGAGTGAAATTAATAAAAGTCAAGCTGCTGCCGGAGTTATTAATTTTGGTGAGGTTGTAGTTACCCAAGACAAGAAGTTTAAACCTCGTGAAGAGTTCAACAATTTGTGTCAGGCTCATCTCGTATCTGTTGAGATAAAAGAAACCGAAACTCCTAAAGTAGATGAGAATGGTGTTGCATCTACCTATGAGTATGCCGGTATTCCTGTACCAACTATTGTTTTCCGTTATAAAGAAGAACCTGTTCCTGGTGATGAAGTTGATCGGTTTTATACTGATTCTTTCCGTATCGTCACTACTCGCAAAACTGACGGAACCGCTGTAGATGTTAAAACGTTTACCTCTTTGATTACGGAAGCGTACCGGAATTGTCGTCACCGTCTCGATGCTTATATCGATTGTCCTAACTTCGTTGAACCCGGCTTTCCTCAGCCTATTGATATGAACGCTGATATTAACGGTCGTATTGCTCAATGGAAAGCATTTTGTGAGTTCTTTGTTAAAGCATTCAATGTTGGCAAAGAGGGTAAGCCTGTATTCTTAGATGAAAAAGGTGAACCTATTGTTGTTTGGATGAAGCTTCTTGCTCATTATGGTGATCGTAAGTATCTTTGTACTCCGGGTTTTGTTGGTCAAGGTTATGTTGAACGTGTTATTAACGGCAAAAAACCTTCAATTGAGATTCTTCCGGGTGAGACTGTTGAACTCTCTAAAGATGCTGATAAAGACGAGAAACCTGCTGGTGCAGCCGCTGAAGCTGGCGTTGCTATGGATTACGGTTCTGGTCAAAGCATTAATGCTGATGCAATTAATGCTTTAAAGAATCGTTATGCTGGTAACGGTGGTACTCCGGGTAAATATTAAGATGTAACTTAGACTTTTGAAGAGGGTAGAGCAATCTATCCTCTTTTTTTTGTGTCTATTGGTTTTGTGCATAGTGTTGCTAACGCTCCGCACGTGACCTCACCTTGTTCCCTACTGGGGATTGCAAATGCTACAAAAGATGTAAATATGTGGAGTACAAGTGATAAGAATTATATTTTGAATACACTTGATCAAGTACATATTTATTCTGTCTTTCTTAATGTTCCTGAAACAGAGATAAATAATTGTATTTGTTTACGCAATTATAAAATCTCTAATCCTCTTCGTTATGATCCTAATCCTTCAGTTAGTTTTAAATGGTATGGTAATAAGCTGATATTTCGTGATTTTGCTGATTATCGTTATCGTGGTGATGTATTTGAAATTGTTGGTCTAGTTCTTAAAAAGAATTGTACTAACAATAAAGACTTCGTTGAAATATGTTCTAATATCATCGAATATGCTTCTGATGTTCTTAATGATTCATCTTATGTTAATCGTGTATATCAAGCTCAGAATAAGATTATCAATAATGAATTTCGTGTTATTACAACTGTAAATCGTAAAATGACTTTTTATGATTATAGGTATTATAATCAATTTGGTGTTACTAATGATCTCGTAGATAAATACGTGAAAGCTGTTGAATCTTTTAAGATTGATGGTGTTAGTAATCCATATTATTATACTCGTCATGATCCTTGTTATGAATATCAAGTTAATGATGGTTGTATTAAACTCTATTTTCCATTTAGAAATAAGCATGCTGCTAATCGTTTCATTACTAATAATAAGTGTCCTCTTGAAAATCTTGAGACTTTAATTGATACTAATTATAAGTTGATTGTTAAGTCTCAAAAGGATAAATTATTAATGTTACGAATACTGAGAGAGTTGAGAATTAATGATGTTGGAGTTTATGTAATTGCAAGTGAAACTGCTAAACTTCCTGATGATATTGTTGATGTTTTACGAAAGACTACTAGGATTCAAGTTTATGTTATGCTTGACACTGATAATACTGGTCTTACTTCCGCTATCGAATATGAAAAGAATTATGGCTTTATTGCTTTGTTCATGACTAAAAGTTATAGTGCTAAAGATCCTACAGATTTAGTTCGTATTACAGATTACAACTTCGTTAAGAAAAAGTTTGCTAATATGTATTTAAATGAGATCGTAAATGGTAAAAAAGGAGGAGTTGTGCCCTGATGCGCAACGGCTATTATGTGAGGGTATTCCTCTTAGAGCTTTAGGTGATGGTACTAGGTACTTCTTATATCCTATGAATAAGACTGATTATAATATTGTTATTGATGCTGTTAAACAACTTCGTGAAGCTATGAGTAAAATGTCTTATCAAAATGCTCAAATTAAACTAAATCAATTCGTTCATACTTGGGGTTTTAATCCTTTTAAAGAAGGTGCATTTATGGGCGAAACTAAGATTAAGTCTGATGAGGACTTTAAGATTGTTGAAACTCTCTTTGAAGTTGTTCAAGGTAAACTTCACAATAAACAAGCATTAACTGGTAGTTATCAATGTTTCTGTCATAAGAACTTTAAAACTATTGCTTATGCTCCTCATAAGACTATTCGTGATTCTTGGAATTGTATGCTGATTGCATATAATAATCCTACGCATTGTATTGTTTTATCGCATAACGTTGATGAAGATGGCAACCGTATATGGGGATGATAACGTTACTACTCTTTACAAGCGTGATGCACTGGGGCGTATTGTGTTTTGGAGAATTGAAACTGACGGAAGCCACGAGAGGGTGTCATACGGCTTGTTTGAGCGACTTTCAGATGTCGGACAGGTAATTGTATCAGCTTCAACAAAGACTTCTTATAAGAGCCAAATCAAGCGTAAAATCGATCGAGGATACAAGACGGCAGAAATGTATGGTGTTACTAGTGATATGTATGAGAGTGCTAATCAACTTCATGATCTACTAGATAACGTTATTCCTAAATTTGCTACTGATGCAAACAATGTTGATAAACCTATGAAGTGTCAAAAGTGGAAAACTGGCATTTTTGATTATTCTAATGGTGCTTTTGCTGATCCTAAGATTAATGGGGTACGTTGTACTATCAAGTATGAAGCTGTTGATAACGGTTTATTTGGTACTACTTATGAGATTGTTATTCGTAGTAAAGAAGGTCTTCGTTATAATGTAAAACATATTGAAGATGCTTTTATGACTTATGTTTATTGTACTCCCAATTATAGAAATATTACTTTTGATGGTGAGCTTTATATTAAAGATCAAAAGAATACTACCATTGGTGGTGCTGCACGTAATCCTAAGAATCCTCTTCATAAATATCTTCAGTTTGTAAACTTCGATCTTAGTATTCCTGATGTTTCTAATAGAGATCGTTATCATCTTCGTAGAGATATTTTGAATAAAGCTTGGTTAAATGCTACATCTTCAAATTCAGATGCTATTTATGTTCAATTTAAACCTGAAGAACATGATGCTACTAAAAGTGCTAAAATAGTTTCATTATGTTCTATTAATATTAAAGGTGATTCTGATGTTGAAGCTTATAGAGATCGTTGTATTGCAGCCGGTTATGAGGGTTGTGTTGTTCGCTCTAAGATTGCAGAATATAAATTCGGTTCTCGTCCACAAACTATGATGAAAGCTAAACAATGTGAAGAGACTGAATGTTTGTGTTTAGATATTCTCGTTGATCCTATAACTAAAATTGTTGATGGTCATGAGGTAGTTTATAATTATGCTAAGTTCAAATGTAAGAATGATTTAAATGCTGAAACATTTGAAGTTAAGCCTACAGCTATTTATAATGGCAATACCGATAATACTATGACAAGTGATTATATTCTTAGTCATAAGAATGAATTTATCGGTAAAATGCTTGCCATTAAGTTTTATGAACGTACAGATAAGAATATTCCGTTTAATGCTAATGCTTATGGAGTTCGTGATTATGAATCTAACGATTAATTACATATAATGGAAGATACAAATCCTTTTAAAGAAAAAGAGGAAATTAAACAAGACATTCCTGTTGATAGTTCTCCTTCTAAAGCTGAAGAAGAATTATCTGCACTTGCTATTACAACTGAGAAGTATAAACCTATTGTAATAAATGGTGTTTCAATTCCGTCTGTTGTTAGAACAGATGCTCCTGATAAACCATATATAGTTACAGAGCCTCGAACTGTTGCTGATTTATCTAAGGATGAAGTTGATTGGCTTAATACTAATATTAATTTCATTCTTGATGCTACTGGCGAGTTTATTCCTGTTACTAGTGGTAATCAATTTGTATTCTATCAAACTCTTTTGAAAATTCAGTATTATATTTATGCTCATAATATTCCAATTGAGTTCTTTGATGGTAATAATGAAAAAGCTCGCTATTATAAGATTTGGAATATCGGTTATTTGATCGACAATGAAAATTATGATAGTGCTTATGAACCTCAATTTCATATTTGTGTTGATAGTAACATGAGTGCTGAAGTTGAGTCTCGTGATCATGCTATTAAGATGTTTAACAGATATACTTATAATCTATTTAAGGAGGCTGTGAAACTTATAGATTATAAAGTTCCTAAAGGTAGTTCTTTAGCTATTGCTAAATGTTCTGCAAGACTTATATTTGATACTATTGAAGATTTTGAAGCTTGGATTAAAGATAGTGTTATCCCAGCTACAGAAGCCCCTACAAATAATCATATTCTTTCATTCTTCCCTAAACTTAATCCTTTGTATCTAAATTCTAAAGTTAGAACACTTGATACGTTTAGTTTCTATGCTAATCCTAAAGCATGGATTGCTCAGAATGAAGCAGGTAATACTTATAAAGCTAAGTTTAATATTTTGATGTTTCCTGAGTTTATTGGAGCATTAACTATTACAACTTATCATTCAGCCGCTAAGACGATTGAGGTTAATATGGAACAACTTTCTAATCGTCTTAAAGCTATTGCAGAAAGTCATATTTATAAAAAGGCTTAGCTATGGATGCTGTTAGTAGTGTTACTAAGGAAATGTTTCGTAGATATTTCATAGCGGCACTTGTTAGCATTGGTATTCCACTCGATCAAGCTAATTTGTTTTGTTGTATGAATCAACGTAAACGTCTCATAGATTTTGGTATTTGTACCGTTATTTCTGTGAAGCTTGATGAGTTTATGGAAGCTAGAGTTCCTGATTATAAAGGTTGTATGCCTAAAGATGATTGGGAAGCTATTATAAATTATAACTTTTCAGATGATTGAGATATGAAAGTTGTTGTCACTAAACACTTTCCTTTTGGTAAGTTTGTTGCTATTAATATGTTTGCTAGACTTTATCTTAAAGATAAAGATAAATCTAGGCTTACATTAATGATTAGGTATCCTAGTCGATATTTTAAACTCATTCAACATGAACGTTCTCATACTAAACAACAGAATGATCTCTTAGGTATATTCTTTTATGTATGGTACGTCATTGAATGGTTCTTTAAACTCTTCACTGAAGGTAAGGCTTATCGTGAACTTTGTTTCGAGCGTGAAGCTAGAGCAAATGAGACTAATGTAGATTCTTATAATGTTATTGTACATTACAAAAATGGTAAAGCTTATACTATTATACAAGATAGTATTCCTATTTGTACTTACTATGACATTAATGATGTTATCAAAAATATTGATAATATTAAGTATCTTGAATTTAAACCTTTGAATGTTAAAGGTAGTCTTATTAATCGTAAGTGGGGAAGTTGGTTAAATTACGTATTTAAGAGGTAGTATTGTCATTGCTACATTTGGATAGTTTACACACAGCTTATGCCGTGAGATACTCTGTTAAAGCCGCTAGTCTTAATTGATTAGCGGCTATTTTTGTTTAATTTAAAATTATTATTATGAATTTTGGAGAAGCTATTGAACGTGTTAAGACTCGTTCTTATATTGCAAGACGTGCTAATTGG